ATAGCCCGGTCTAATATGTGGCGTACTATTTGGGTTTCAAGCAAAAAGATAGAACTTTTTAACCGAGCCGCAGTTGATTTAACCAGAGACCAACTCACCCTTTGTTCTTATTCACATATGTATGATTCTGTGCATGAAAGCCCAGAAAGCCCTAGCGAAAAGGTTATAGAGGACGATGACTGTTTAGATGGCTGGTTTATATTCCAAAGACGTAAACATGAAAAGGATAAGAAGATGCAGGAAACCGAAGAACTTATTAAAAATCCCAAGATTAAAAACTCTAAAGAGGTTTTTGTTATGGCTAAAAATAAACAAGAGGCAGAATCTATTAATGATCTTAATAATGAATTTTCAAAAGCTCTTGTTCAGCAAAGAAAACAAATCATACAAGAAAAAGGGTCTGCTAAAGATACTGATTTTGTTGACGTTCAAACAGAATTACAAATGGAGAGGCAACAGGCTTTTATGAATAAAATGAAAGGTAGGAAATAATGGAAGATGATTTTAATGAAATGTTAAAACTTTCTTTAGAAAGAAAAAGGTTTAAAGAAGAGGGGCTTAAAGAAGTCTCAAAAAATAAACTTTATCAAGCTGCTAAGAAAAAGATTTTAACTACGATGATTGGGGCCTTAGACTCGATAGAAAAGAGTTTTGGGTTTTTATGGAGCAGAGAAGAAACGACAGAACAAAAACAAATGCGAATCATTTATGATCAAATTCGCTCTGAGATTTTAGATAAAGGTAATACCCAGATTCGTAATTTGGAAGCCGAGTTTAGTAATTATGATATAGTATTTAAAAAATACACTACAAAGATTCCGTTTAAGAAAGGATAAAAAAGATGGCAAAAGTAGAAACAGTAAAAGGTAAAGATTTGGCCGGGAATGAAGTCGTTATGGTTGTAAAATCACCATCTCCAAAAAATTTGAGAGATGCTCAGATTGTTTATAACAAGGCTCTTAGGACAGCTCTTGAAAGCGGGGCTATTTTGAGACGCAAATTAAATGACTTTTTGACCGAGCAAAAGGTTTGGGATTCTGATAAAGAAAACAGTTATCAAAAAATTCTAAAAGAAATTTCGGCCCATGAAGATATGATTAAGACCGGGGGTATTGCTCTAAAAAGGGGTAAGGAAATTGCTCTAGAGCTAAGAGACCTGAGACTTAAACTCCGGGAACTTCTATCTGAGAGACAGGTTTATGACGCAACTACCGCAGAAGGACAAGCCGACAATACACAGTTTAATTTTCTTGTATCGGTATGCACTTTTAAAGAAAATGGAAGCGATTTATTGTGGTCTAGCTTGGAAGAATATGATAACTCTCGCGAGCCATATGCGGCAGATGCGGCTTCGGCGTTGGCAAAGATGATTTATGATCTTGATCCGGATTATGATAATAATTTGACAGAAAACAAATTCTTGAAGAAATTTAAGTTTGTGCGCGATGATCTTCGTTTAGTTAACAAAGAAGGCCACTTGATTGATGAAGAAGGGCGTTTAATCAATGAAAATGGACGCTTCGTAGCATACAGGGCTGACGGAACTCAGTATTTCGTTAATAGAGACGGGGAAGAAGTCGACGCTGATGGCGAAAAGAAAATAGAAGCATTGCCGTTTTTAGACGATGACGGAAACCCCATTTTAGATGAACCCGTTGTTGAAAAAGAGGTTGTTGAAGAAAAAACAGAGATCGTTGAAGAAAATGTGTAATACATAGCGGGGATAGTGTGTTTTTTAGGGCAGTCCATATATAGCTGTATATGTGGCTGCCTTTTTTTATAGGAATACAAGAATGGCTAAATTCGTTTTAACGGCTCAGATAGCTTTACAAGCTCCTAATAATGTAGGACGAGTAGTTAACCAAATTAAAAGACAGTTGCAGGGGATTAATGTTAATATTAATGTTAATGCCAATACTCGGACTTTAAATAATGTAAATAATCAGCTTAATACTACAACCAAAGCAGCTAAAACGGCTCAACATTCTATTTCCGAGCTAGGTAAAAGTCTTGGCTTGGCTGCTAGACGATTTGGCGCTATTGCTATTGCTACCGGAACATTTTTAAGTTTAAGCCGGGCCATTAAAAGCTCTTTAGGCGATGCTATTGAGTTTGAGCGTCAATTGGTGAACCTGTCTCAGGTTACAGGTAAGTCTGTTCAAAACCTACAAGATATTACAAAAGAAATTACACGACTATCTACGGGCCTCGGCGTTTCATCCGACCAACTATTAAAGACAAGCGTTATTTTAGCTCAAGCGGGCTTGGAAGCTAGTAAAACTAAGGCGGCCCTTGAGGTATTGGCCAAAACAGAACTAGCCTCATCTTTCGATAATATTACCAATACTACCGAAGGTGCTATTGCTATTCTTAGCCAGTTTAGAAGAGAAGCTGCGGCGGCTGGCGGTGATATTATTTATCTTGAAAGAGCTTTGGGTGCTATTAACGATGTTAGTAAAAAGTTTGCGGTAGAATCTTCCGACTTGGTTGCTGTTATTCGTCGTTCCGGTGGTGCATTTGAGGCTGCCGGTGGTTCTCTGAATGAGCTTTTAGCTTTATTTACATCTGTTCGTGCAACTACCCGTGAATCTGCGGAAACGATTGCTACGGGTCTTAGAACTATTTTTACACGTATTCAGCGTGTTGATACTATTCGTCAGTTGCAAGAGCTAGGCATTGCACTGCAAGATACCGAAGGTAAATTCGTTGGGCCTTTTGAAGCTATTAAACGTATTTCCGAAGGCTTGTCTGGTCTTGATCCTAGAGACTTTAGATTTTCTGCTATTGTTGAAGAATTGGGCGGTTTCCGTCAGATTGGTAAAGTGATTCCGCTTATTAAGCAATTTGCCTTGGCTCAAGACGCCTTAAATACAGCGCAGGGCGCATCATCAAGTCTAACAAAAGATGCTGAAATCGCTCAGCTTTCTTTAGCTAATCAACTGGCGAAGGTAAGGGAAGAATTTCAGGCTTTGATTCGTCGCTTTGTAGATAGTAGCAGTTTTCAAACAGTGGCCCGTGGAGCTTTAGAATTTGCTAGAGCCTTGATTAGAATTGCTGACGCTATATCGCCCTTGATTCCTTTGATTGCTAGCTTAGCCGCTATTCAAATTGGCAAAGGTTTTATTCCAGCTTTAGGAGCATTGACAGGAGTAGCTAGACGTAATCAAGGCGGAAAAATTCATGCGTTTGCTAGCGGCGGTTTCGTGCCCGGCAGCGGAAATCGTGATACTGTTCCAGCGATGTTAACACCGGGCGAATTTGTTATTAGAAAAAGCAGTGTTAATAAAATTGGCACTGAAAATCTGCAAAAATTAAACAGAGGTGGGACTGTTCAAAAAAATATTTGGGATGCTGATAAAGGTAATGTTGCCGCTGTTACGTTAGAAGATAAAAAATTAAATCCTTTAACTACAAGTGTTTCGTACAAAGATTCTATTGAAAGCTTGGCTGATAGTAGAGGTATAAAACTTAAAAATAAATATCAGATAGATAAATTTTCAATTTCTAAAAATTTGAAAGATATTACTGGAGAAAAATTAACAGAAAATATTTTAGATGGGGCGCAGGCAGCGATGGAGCAAACAGCCTCTCTAATACGTTCTGCTGGCTTAGATATTCCAACCCCTCTTTTAGATGAATCTGCCAAAGGAAAATTTGCTAAATCTATTGGTATTGGAACGGTTGGAGCTATTTTTGAATCTATTGTAGCTTCAATTAGAGATCCTAAATTTACAGATATGGATGATCAACAAAGACCATTCGATTTTATTGGAGGGCTGGGGAAGGCCGCAAGTCTTTTTGATAATACTCTAACGGATGTAAATACATATAGATATGTAGATGCTAAAGCTACTTCTAACGCTGCCTCTGGTAAGTCCTTTAAGAAAAAAATTCAAGGGCAAGTTGAAAGAGAATTACTCGGAACTGTTGGAAAGTCTGGTCAGGGCAAAGAAAATCCTCTTTCTAAAATTAGAGGGGTTTTTAGTAAAAAACAGCTAGAACAAAAACTGCGGGACGAACGCCTTATAAATAAAGAAACAAAAGGCTCTAAACTAGACGAATGGTTAAATAAAAATAATATAGATAAATATGCAACAGTAGAAAATCTTGGTCCGGGCAAAGGTTTTCGATATTCTTTTAATTCTCCTAAAAAACAAATGTCGTTAGATTTAGAAGAAAAGTTTTTTGGTGGAAGAATTCAAAAATTTGCTAAAGGGGGTGCGGCTAGCGATACTGTTCCAGCCCTATTAACACCGGGCGAATTTGTTGTTAATAAAAAAACCGCCCAAGAGGTTGGCTATGGCACTTTAAATAGAATGAATAAGACGGGCGATGTTCAGGGCTTCGCTAAGGGCGGAGTGGTTGGCTATCAAAGATTTGCAAGTGGTGGTGGGCCAGTTCAGCCGAGCCCTTTAAATGTTTCATCTCAAGGCCCTCCAACGGCAAACACGACCGCTCTTGCGCAAACATTTGATCAGTTGGTCCAGCAGGGCGGAGGTATGGTTACATCTTTCAATTTATTAAAATCCGCTGTTGAAGAAATGCAAGCTGCTGGAGTTAAATTTACAACAGCAGAAAAAGCTGCAATAAAACAAATGACAGATGATGCTAGGAAAAAAGCTACTGCGGAAAAAACACAAATCGATAGCTATAAAAAGCTTCAACAATCACAACAAGATGCTAAAGATAGATTAGCCAATTTTAAATCTGGCATAGAAAAAACTTTGGGCTCTATGCAGCAATTTGTATTTTTAGGTTCTACAGTGGCCGCATTAGCTACGCAGTTTTCTAGTTTAGACGAGGCTACAAATAGCGCTATTGCTGAAACACTTGGTATGGGCGCTAGTATTGTCGGTGTAATTGGAACAGTTGGAGATTTGATATTAAGTACGGGCTTAGCTGACACTGCCTTAAAATATTTTACTGCTTCTGTTACAAGAGCGGGTACTGCTGCGGCAGCTTCTAGCGCTGCTGGAGCCGCTGGAAAAGCTGGTGGTGGTGCTGCTGCTAGCGCCGGTTTGCTCGGTAGACTTATTCCGTTAATTGCCAATCCTTTTGGGGCTGTAATAGCAATTGTTGTAGCGGCTTTAGCTGGTTTTGCAGCATATATTTATTTCATACAAGCTAGAGCTAGAAAAGTGGCTGAAAATCTTAGAAAATCCGCCGACACAATAGCTGATAGCATAGAAAAGGGTAAGGGTGGATCAACTCAAGAATTTGTCGATTTACAAGTTAAGGCCGCTCAGACTGTTACAGACTCGTATTTAACTTTTGGCGGTCTCTTGGATAATATGGGACTTACTTCTGCTAAGGCTAGACAGGAAGAAATTGATGCTGTTAAACGATCTGCCGAAGCTTATATTGGAGCAGTTAAAAGCATTTCTGATGTCAACCAGTCTCTTGCTAATATTGATCTAGATAAAACTTTAAAACCGGCAGAAGCGGCTTTCAAGAAAATAGCGGCAATTGATACTGGAGTAAGATCACAGACTGGCGTATTATCTGGTCCAAGTTCTCAGTTTCAAGAAATTGCTAAACTGGCCGATAGAGAGGGAATTCGTAAACCTGTTTCACAAATTACCGAAGCTGATTTCAGTAGTGACACAGCCAAGGCTCAATTTAAATTAGCTAATGATGCTATTACAAAAGTTACAGAAGATTTTGAAAAAAGAATACCAGAATCTATTTCTTTGCTTCAAACACAATTAGAGGATTCATTACAATCTGTAAATTTTGGTCAAGCTGCTACCAAAGATTTAAATTTAGATGGCGTTGTCGATTCTTTTGATACTGTGCTTCAGCAAAATCAAGACTTTGGCAATAGTGTTAATACTGTAACAAAGTTAATTCAAATTGAAGCTCAGGCTAGAGCAGACGCCGCAAGACAGGCTGGGAAATTCGTAGAAGCTGGTAATATCGAAGCCGCTGCTCAAGAAAGGGTTAAAGTTGTCCAAGAAGCTATTCAAAAACAGGCAGTGGCTTTCGCTAAGTCTCAGGAATCAGCTTTAGCTTTTCAAGCTGCGCTAGAAGCTAGTACGGCTCAGTTTAAAGGCTTGTCTGCAACTACTCAATTTATATCTAAGCTAGGCGATCAGGCTAAGCAATTTGGAAATAGAATATCTACTCTTGGCGATATAATGTCTGGAGAAATGCCGACATTTGAAGTTGATCAAATACAAGGCTTGGGAAATTTGTCTGAAATTCAAGATTTGGATAAATTTACACAAGAGGTTGGTAAGCTTGGGGCATCAATGGGTCCCAAAGGTAAAGAGTTAGCAGGAAATCTTATTCAAAGCGCCGATTTAATGCAAAATGCTAAAAGAGAATTGACCGGCATTAATTTTGCTGAAATCGGTGGTGGTGAAGAAAGCGCTGCTAAAACTGCGTTTAAAAAGGCTTTTGGTGATCAATTAGAGACCATATTCGGTCCACAGGTTGGCGGTAAACTTAGAACCGTTATGGAAAAGCGATTAGAAGACGCTATTAGAACCGCTAGCGAAGGCGGTGGCATGGTCGATCCAGTCGAACTTGAAAACATTTTAGATCCTCTAAAACAAATGACAGAGGAAACTAGAAAAATGTTTGAAGCATATAACAATGCTCAAATAGAATTTGTTAATCAATATAATAATACAAGTAAGATGTTGCTTGAGGTTATGGAGCGAGATATTGATGGTAGACAAAAAATTGTTGATATACAAAATCGTGGCCTAGAAAGAATGGATCAGGCTACAGGTAGAACGCTGGGCTTTCAGGAAAAAGAAGCTAGAAGAAATGCCTCAAGGGGATCTAGATTAGGCTCTTTAGGTCTTGGTGCTTTAACTGGCGATATTCGTGGCATGGGAAATGCTTTAAGAAATACCAACCAAAGCTTGGAAGTAAATTCTCAGAAAATAAAACAAGACCCCGGGAACGAAGTTCTTGGCAGATCTCAAAGATTGCTAACTCTTCAAGCTAATGAGCTAAAGAAAGCTCTGGAAGATTTAACCGATCAAAGCGATAAAGCTAGTGATATAATGGGGGAAATCGATAAAGAAAGAGGAAAAAGAGAAACCTTGACCAAAATTGTTGAAGATTTTGTTGTTGGCAGCAACGAAGAGAGAATGAGTACTGTAAGACAGTTTCAAGGAATTGAATTTGCGGCAGCTACGGGTAGCCTACAAGGATTACAGCCGGAAGACAGAAAGGCTACTTTTGGATTATTGAGTCAATTAGCCGACGTTGACGATGGTTTTAAGCAATTAAAAGAAAATTTGGTTACGAGAGATGCTATAGCTATGGGCCTTCCTCCAGAATTGGCAAGAGCCTTAGCTACAAAAACCCCAAAAGAAGAACAATTGTTGGTAGAATTAAGTAATTTGACCGCGCAAGAAATAGCCGCTCAACAAGAATTAAATCGTATTAATGCAGAGTTTGGAGTAAAGCTTTCTACAGAAATAAATAATTTATCTCAAAAAATAAAAGATTTAGGATCGGTGATTGAGTCTAAGCTAAATACAGAAGTGGCTAAAGCTGAGAAAGAACAAGACGCTGACAAAGCTTTGGTAGCGGCTGAAAAAGCCAAGCAGGAAGCATTAGCTGAGCCTCGACAAAAGTTATCTCAAGCTAAAACAAATAGAGAAAACAAAGAAAAAGAAATACGGCAAAAAGAAATAGAGTTAAAGGGAGCAAGAGAAGCGGCTGCTGCTGGAATTCAACAAGCTGACGAGGCTAAAAACAGAACTAGAACATGGACGGATGCAGTAATAGAAAATGCTCCAATGGCCTTTGGTCCAGCAGGAATGGCGTATAGCGCTATGGGTGGACCTTCTCCAATAACAAGTTATCGCCAAACAGAAATAAGTGGTTATGAGCAAAATATAACTGACCAACAAACTATTGCTAGTCAAAGAGAGGCTGAATTAAATGCATTAAGACAAGAGCAACAAAGACTCTTATCAGAAGAGCAATCAGCTCAAGAGGAATTAAAAAAGGCCCAAAAAAAAGCAAGAGGTGGATTGGTATATCGTGCTTCTGGCGGCTCTATTTTTAAACCCAAGGGCACAGATACTATTCCTGCGATGCTAACGCCCGGCGAATTTGTGATGCAAAAATCTGCAGTAGATAAATATGGCGTAGGTACTATGAGTGCCATGAATCAAGGAGTGGTTTATGCTTCTACGGGAGGCACTCCGGATGATCTTGAAACATATAGATACAGAAGCGAGGTTACAGATAGATCAAAAATTCAAAAAGAAATGGATAGATTAAAAGGCGGAAATTATGATGTAGGTAATGTGAACGCTGCTGATATGTATAATAGATTAGCAGAAAGGGATAACGAGTTGTCTAAATCTAATAAAGAATCTATAACAAATAGATTACAGTATTATCCAAAATCAAGCACTAAACAGGCTGATTTTTCTGAGCCACAGTACTTAAAAGATAGAGATGCAAAGCTAAACAAAGAGATACAAGAGACTTCTCAAAAAAGGAGAGAAAGCTCTGTTAAGCGAATTAGAGACGAACAGAGACAAGAAGATAAGAAAAGTGGCGTAATTAAAACGTTTAAACCAAATGTTAATGCTCCAAAATACAAAACAGCGTCACAAAGATCTGAAGAAAGAAGACAAAAGGCCTATAGAGAAAAAGATGCAGTTCAAAGAATGCAAGATCGAGGAAGGTTTTTTCCTAATACAGGCGGGTATGGCTTTAATAATTATAATCAAATTACACCAACTCAAAGCCAACAAGGTTTTTATGGGGTTGGAGCTGGGTCAAAAGGATTAATGGCTCAATCGCAAACAATGGCTCAAAATCAGATTATGACACAAGGGGTGGCAGGTGTTCAGGGTATGAATGGCGGAATTGCCCAAGGTCAGGGCTTTAATATGGAGCCACTTATGCAACTAAAACAAACCTTTGACAACTTGGCTGGTGTATTAAATAATATGCAGATGACACACACGGTTAATGTTGATGGGGCTTTGAATATTAACGGTGTAGATGCTCCGCAAGTAGCAGAAGCTATTAAAACATATTTAGGAAACTTTATTGTTTCTGAAGTAAACAAGATTATAAATAGTCAGGGCAAGGGCTTTAAAGGACCACAATGACAAATACAAAAGAATCATTAGGACTACATGCAATATCGGACGGACCTTCGGGCGGTGTATATGTTAGAGCTAATCAGGCTAATCTAACTTTAAAAGCACCGCCCGTTGGAACTCCGCACTTTACTAATTGGGACGCTGGGCTTACTTCTCTTGAAAATACTACCAAAGAAAGATTTGAAAACAGAGGGGCTAGTAGATTTCTAGAATATCATTACAGATATAATTTAGAAAGTGAAATAAGGATAAAATCATCGGCCAAAGATATAAAAATTGTCGATAATTTAGCCGCTATATCATTTCCGGAATATACCGATCTTCGTAAAACAACGCTTGAATTCAGCACGCAGCTTTTTTCTTATCACTCCGGGTTCAAAGTTAATGCCTATGATTTTAATTGTATTGATTGGGAGGATGAATTACCCGCCGGGCATGTATTGATTCCTCAGTTTAATTTTGATACGATACTGGGGCCAATTGGACCAGCCTATCCGGCTGTTGCTACTACCCCTAGATGGCAGGGCGATATAGACCTATATAATTTATTTATTATAGTCAAATATACCGGAGTTTATACTAAGAACGATGCCGATCCTTGTAATATAGCTGCTAATTACACAGAAAGTTCTTTAACGGATAAAATGCAGTTATTAAAATATAATCCTGATGCTTCATCTTTAAGCGTTGGAGAGTATTCAATGACTACATTTTTTACCCCGGCTAATGTCGAAAAAAGAACTATAATTGCTAACATAGGCCACTCATTAGATATAGGCCCGGTAGAATATTTCGGACAGTCTATTAATAGTGTTAGCGGTCTTGTTCAGGGCTTTGGTAAAATTCAATGCTCTATAACTTTAGTAAAATATTTGCCCGTTTTTGAATGTGGTAGAGTAGACATATATAATAAAAAACAAGGCTCTATTTCTTCTTATCAAAGTAATGGCAAGTTAGTTTCTTTGAGGCATGATTTAAACAATGGCGATATTATCAAGATTAGCGATGCTCAAAATTCTGAAATTAATGGCATTAGATATGTTCAAGTAATTAATGATTCTACTTTTAATATATATGGCGATGCTGATTTTACTCAAAAAATAAATAATACTTACTATGAAGGTAGTCCGATATGGACAGCCTGTGGAAATGTTTATAATGAAGAATACCAATCTTGGAATTATGTCGGAAGTATTATCGGCAGTAATAACTATGGTGTGAGTTATGCAGATTTCAAAAACTTTTTATTACCTAATTTGCAAAATAAAAACGCTTTATTAAGCGAAAAGTTTAATGACGCTGCAACATTTGAAGATATTTTATCTTTAGATTTTGATATTTCTTCTGCCCAGCTTTCTAATTTTAAACAATATCCGGGCTCTAGAGGTTCTACTTATGACAGTTTTTTTGCTTCTTTGGATTTTACGTCTTACTCTCAAGAAAATGTAGAAATTAAAAGGGCTGGCGCTGATGGAGTTTGGTTTGATTCTACTGCTCATAGTATTTTTTGGACTTCTCCATTTAATTGTTTACATTCATTTAAGTTTGGATCGAGTATAGATTTGGTTAAGTATAAAAATAGATACGTTCTGGCTGTTGGTCAAAAAGGATGGGAAAATATTGGGCTTTTGCCTAACAAACATATTCCAGAAACTCCTATATACGGAAGCGTTTCCCTGTTTGACATATATTTAGATTCCAATAAAAAACCGCTACCTCTACAAAATTATGACTCTGATCAAAATCCTATCAGATTTAATAGTACGGTTTATGCTCATACAAATGATTCTGAAATTGCGACCCCTCCATCGCCCGCTTATTACAATAATAGTTTTGGTCCGCTATTTAGAGATGATTTTTTAAACAGACAAGCGGCTGATTTTGCCTTGTTTAATTTTTCTGGAGATGCAAGATTTTTTAGAGATTATACCTTATATCCGTTTGATCTTGGAGGTAATGGAAATAATGATGCAATAGAAACAGCGTCCGGCATGGATTATTGGTACGGCTCTATGGTTTATAACCTTAGTGTTAATAGCGAAGATTTAAATATTGGATATAAATTATATTCAAGATCGGGCTCTACGGCAAATAACTGTAGAAATAAATATTTTACAGACTGGCAAGTGCCTGAATTTTTGCCAATTAATAGCTCTTATTATTCTTATCCACCAATATGGAACAGGCCCGGCTATATTAATTATCCGTTCTTAGATAGATTTGGAAAAACTGTAGCTTTAGATGTATCGTCTAATCAGCTATTTTTATTCGTTGCGTCTACTACAAAACCTATTGTAGAACGAACAAAATTTTGTCCAGATGGAATATGTTCCGAAGATATGAGCTTGCTAGGCAGCACATGTAATAATACAAATTTAAATAAAACTCATTGTGGTTATATTCATGTTTTTAGAGTAGATGACGATCCTATTAGCGGCGGAAATGCGGATAATTTAAAAGCAATTAAGACTCAAAAAATATACGAAACAGAGGCGAGTATTTTACCAAGCGGAAAATACAGAGGGTTTTTTTATAAAGCGAATAAATTTGGTTCATGTATTATTGCAGAAAATGGTAAACTTATCTTTGGCCAAACAAAGCCCGCAGATTTTCATTCTGCATCAAATGGATCTATAGAAACTTCTAAAATATTTATTTACCAAAGGAGTGGAAATACTTATAATAAAATTTCAACTATAGAAAACGCAAGACACAACAACTTTAATTTTAATACATATTTTTCTATCACAGAGCAGGGTGAGCTATATAATGAATTTGGAATCGACCATTTTGATCACAAGGAATTTTATTTAAGAGATAAATATAATGATGCGGATATATCTCCCTATACAGATTTTACAACCGGGGATTATTATTACCCTCCAGACAGATTTGGCACCTGCTTTAAGTGGAATGAGAATCTTTTAGTTGCTAATGCCTTCGACGTTTATAATGAAGATAATGAATTTCACGCTACTAATAATTTTTTTGAAGGTACAGATGGTATACCACCAGCCGCTTATACTTTTAATTTACCAATAGATTATTTACATGTTTACGAAAAAAATGATTCATCATGGAATTTTGTTTCTAAAATAGCCCCGGCTTTTGATCAGTTTGATTCTACTTATTCATATTCTGATATATTGGGCCCCAATGTTTATAACTCTATTCGAAGCTTGGGAAATAGAAATTATAAAAACAATAGTTTTAATTCTAAGACTTGGGATATTGATTTAACCGGTAGATATGATTTAGTTAACGATAGAATTCTTTTAAAAGATCCTTTAAGCTATTCAGTATTTCAAAAAAGCGTGGATTATATAAGCACATCTAGAACTCCAATTAGATTAACGCTTGATAAATACTTTACTTATGATGAGAAGTATCAGGCCGAGTCTGGTATGACAACTGCGTGTCAACTTAAATTTGATAGAATTAGCGCCGTTCATAAATATGATAATTACTTAGATGATTATAAAAATTTGTATTGTGAAAATAATAAAAATATAACTATTCCAACATTGAATTACCGGGCCCCAATTTATTTTATAAATATTCCGATCAATAGTGAAAACATTAGTACATTTAGCACAATAACTTTAAAACTAGAAGAGATTAGATCCGTTAATGCTGGGGTTAATTTAAAGCTTGTATTGTTTAAAAAAGATCCCAGAACTACAATTTATCCATTATATAATAATTTATGTACTCCTAATGCTAGCGACGATATACAGAAAAAATGGCGTAGCAGCTTTGGTCATAATCTTCAAACGTTTGCTATAGGTGGTGTATTTGATTCTTCTTTATATGCAGATGGAAGCAGCGGAGATGTTTGGAGTCCATGTGAAGGATCTTCTTGTATGGCTAAACTAATTAATGCTAGCAGTATTTTAGTTTCAGGTTCTCGAAGAGATTATACTTTTACCATTGATAATAGCCAAGTAGATATAAATGATTACATTATTACAAATAATTTAATTTTAAATTCTAGCAATAATAGAACTATTGGAAGATCTGGGGTTCCTACCGAAGTAATTGAATTTGACGACATTGCAAATATAGGATATGATACCTCTGTTTCGGTTGAGGCAAGTATTATTGTTGGTTTTATTTATCAACCAATGAACTATAAGATAGACAGCACATTTAGCGCAAGAGCAGATGTTAGAATCATCGACATTACTTTTGATGGATATAATTCTGCTCCTCCATCACCAACTACAGATGTTGATTATACTTACTCATGCAAATTTAATAAAGTGGTTAGTTTTGACTATTTTAGAAATTATTACAACAACCCTGCTAATAAGGTTACTTTAAGCAGCGAAGATGGTCCAGCCGCCTATATAGTTGATGGAAAACTAAGACACAGTAACCCAATTATGATGGCTGGTGTAGTTCCAACAGCATCTTTTAATGACAATAGATCGGGAACTATTCAGGGCGTGTATTCTAAATCTTACGAGGTGTTGTCTATTGATGATTTTGGTACAACCCCGGAGACTTCTATCTTTACTAATACAAGAAGTTTAGATTTACATTATCTAGAAACTTTGCCTCTGTATATTCAAGCTACAGATTCAATTCCTTATATTAATTTATTTCTAAAAACGCTTGAGCCCAAATCTTCTGATTTTAATTTATTTTTACAAAATCAAGCTTCAGAAAATAATTTAACTTTATATATTCCTCCATTAGCACAAGCGTCCGGATTTCAAAATTTAAGAATAGAGGGCGTGTTTTATGCTACCGGAGATTTGACACAGCATATAGTTGGCGGTCCTAGTATCGCAACAACTTTGTTTATGAAGGTTCCCGATCCCGCCAGTGGCAGCTTCAACACTTATTTGCGCGGCTTTGACAGGGCTAGTGGCGATATGACTCTGTACATCGGAGACATTGTTCAAAAAGTAGCTCCACTATTTTTAAAATCTAGAGATGCTATCGCATCAACCGGCAACTTCAATCAAACTATATACGGTTCTCCTGACGGATCTAGTTTTAATTTTAGTGCTAATAATGCAAATCTATTTATTAATGTATTTAATGACTCTAGAAGATCGGCAGAAAATAATTTTCCTCTAAATATTACCGGGCCGGATTCTTTTACTCAGAGCGGCGTTAATAATATGCCCCTTTATATTGGCCAGATTGTCAGAAATTCTTCTGGTGATTTCTCTTTAGTAAATTTTGGCGGATTTGGCGGAAATATTACTGCGAGTGGCGGAAGGCTTGATTTATATTTAAATAATTCCGGCATAGAATCTTCTGGAAGTATGCCTTTATCAATACCGAATAAGGGTTTTAACGGTGCTGATGTTATAGCTGATAATACTTCTTTATTTTTAAGGCAAACAGAGGCTTCTGGGGCATTAAATCTAATATCAAACGGGGCCTTTGGATCATCTAGCGGCCTAGATATGTATATTAAAACAGGCTTTGGTGTATTATCTAGTGGGACTACAACTTTTATTAGGGGATTTAGAAGTTAATGGCGATAATTTATACTATCAGTGGACAGGAATTTGAAATAGGATCAGGTTTCTCTAATCAGGGTATCGCTGAAAGTCCAGCCATTGTCAATCCTTTTCCTAAATATTCTATTTCTAGAGAATTTATTAGTGCCACAGACGATTCCCACTTAGGAAATAGGTATAATATCACTGTTTCTGGGCGTTTAATAGTTCCTTCTTCTGCTGATGCTACTACGAGCGGAGCACAACAAAACGCTTTGCACAAACAAATGATTTGGCATCTTCAAACCTTGGCAGATCAATCACATAATTTAGGAAAATTAGAAATTGTGCCGCATGGCGGTTTAGATAGGCCGTTTATATTTGTAGATGCCCGTCTTAGAAATATAGAATTTCCAGAGCAGGATGATCAAAATTTAGGAGTTTTATACTCTGACTACACTTTTCAATTTGAGGCATATTTAGAAGCTAGTGATAATAATGAGAGTTTTTGTTTAAAAATTAATTCCGCTGAAGAAAATTGGGAATTGGCATTAAACGACAATGAAACTTCTTATTATTCTCAAGCCGATGGAACGCCTTACAAAACATATACGTTAACACATACCGTGTCTGCAAACGGTATTAAAAGTATAAACAATGCGGCTACCGAGATAACTCCCGCTTGGAAAAATGCCGCTGAGTGGGTAAAAACAAGGCTTGTATCTAATTTATCTTTACCAATTAGCTCTGATGTAGCTAATAATTCAGATAGAATAGTTGCTTCATCTTATTTTTATCCCACAAAATTTGATAGTGTTGTTTCTGTGTTATGCCCGGATTTATCTGGAACTGGATATTCTTATTATAATCATTTGAGAGTGCCAACATGCAATATTTCTGAGGGCTCATATTCAATCACAGAAACTTGGTTCATTTCTAATATGCCAGCAACAATGGATATGGAAATAGAGACTAGCGAAGAAGAATCTGGCATCACAACCATGACTCTTAGTGGGACTATTAATGGATTAGACGGAACCGCCGTAAATAATAATGCGATATCTAAGATATCTAATGCTGAAATTGTTTTAGCTAATTTAGAAACTAAAGCATACAACATGCTTTCTTCTTATTACCCGACTAATACGGGCGGATTTACTCTTCAAAATGTCGTTAGACAAAAAAGCATAGGAAGAAATAAAGGCACAGGTATTATTACTTTTAGTTATACTTACAATGATCAAGTCGTTTTCGTGCCCGGCGCTATTTCTTCTACTCTAAAAGTAAATGATAATAATTTAAATAAAGAAGTTCAAACTATAGCTATAATACCTATTATAGGAAAAATAGATGGTCCAATTATTCAAAATATGAATACTACCCCGGAATCTAGTCGTTCTTTAGAAATTACGGCAACTATGAATAGAAACAACAGAGCATCTAAGCCAAACTTGGTTTCTATTTATAATTCATATAAATTATCAAATTCTTTCGTAAGGGCTTTTGATGAAACTTGGGAGCCTTATACTGGAGCGTATTCTGTAAATATAGAATGGGTTAAACAATGAGCATAGATATAGCGGCTGCTCCAAAATTATTTGGCGGATACATTGAGAGTCTTTCTTCTGGCGCTGGATACGGCGCTGATGGCGGGTCATGTCAAATATCTCTTGTTTTTGAAAATGATGGTCCTCTTAGACCTTATGATTTAGATAGAAATTTTCCTGAGCTAGGAACTGCCGTTGGTATAAAATGGGGCGAGTTTGAATTTGGGGGAATATTACAAAGATTTACCCATAAACGATCTTTAGACGGTTATAAATACGATGTGATTATAGAATCGCCCGGTAAATGGCTCGACGGTGTTCAAATTATTACAGAGGGATTTCAGGGCACAACTTTTCCAGCAATTACTCATAATCATCCTCAGACAGGCGATTTTTTACCATCAAATAAATTTAATACAGAAAATAATTATATTTTTACTAATGATGTCAATAACATTTGGAATCCGTTTGCCGTATTAGAAAACTATCAATATGGCGGAAATTTTGGAAATTCAGATATTAACAGCGCAGGATTTCCGGCTAAATCGTTATTGAGTCTTATAGAAGAAATTTCTAGGGGAGAACATCCGTTTGGTGGTAAAGCTGTTTTTGGAGAATCCGAATACGAGGTAGATTTATCAGAACTTATTCCAATAGTGCCTGAATTTTTTAGAGTTAAAGGACCGCATCAATCTTTAAACTCTATAATACAAGAATGTTGCGAAATATCTATACATGATTATATTGTCTTTGTTAAACCCAAAAGAGGATCTATTTCAAACGGGATCATAGAAAAGCCCGTTATTAAAATTAAAGTTGTTGATAAGCGAGAACCTCCAAACCCCGACACTATTAAAATAATAGTTAATCAATACGAAAGAGAAAAAAAATTAGTTTCCGCAGATTTTGGTAAAGAATTTTCTGATACTGTTACACAAAAACTGGTTATAGGAGGACCGGCTAGTAGACATGTAATGAGTTCTCCATATAATTTTTATCCAGTTTGGGGAAAAACCGCCGGTATTAGGCCGCAGTATATAATTGGAAATAGAACTGTTTCTGCTGGTGGTATGGATATGTTTGCAAGTGTTCAAGTGTCTTTAAATAGTGGGGCTATGTATAACGCCACTGTATTAGAAGTTCGCTGTGCCATGTCTTCTTTTGAAACTTGGATATTATATAAGGCACTAATGGGTGATTCTCTTTTAGCTAAATTTTCTAAAATTAGAATAGATGACTATGCTATAAATGGATTAATAAATAGAAGCATTACATCCGAGCAGTTATTTAACACGGACAAAGAAGCAAAACAAGTTTATGGCCCATATTATCAAGGCTCTAATCCTTATGACGAAATTCAAAAAATATATAATGCCGTAAAAACTGTTGGGGATCAATTTTATGGCAAAAGATTTTTTGTGCCCTTGCCGTTTGAGCCCGGTGGTATTGATAACAATATTAAATTTATTAATGAAGATCAGCAATATATAACATCTTGGAAGCTTGCCGATAGTGCTTGGGTGGATAATAAACCATTTAGCGATGTTTCTTTTTATGATGGTGACGGTAGATTAAAGGCTGTTAGCTCTTGGATAATTGGCAATCAGTTTGATTATTCTGGGCTTGGAAGCGAATATGCCTTTGGCATGGGAGGTATAGCCTCTGTAGTAAATGTTGAAAAGGATATATATTGGCAAAATCTTGGATCGATAGCATTACCATACTGTATTGTAGAAGTTAAAGATGTTCTTAATTTTGATCAATATACTACGGATAAACTAGGGGCTGGTCATCTTTTAAAATTGATCAGAGGTATTGACGTAGATTCATCTTCTCTTATTAATTTTGGTTCTGATGATGGGTCGAGTGGATACGGCATTGCTCCTGCTAAACAGGCTCCTACTTTTATTAGCATCCCTCAAGAAAGTAATAGATATACATGGGGTCCGTGGTGGAGATATAGTAGTAAAAAGGGTAAGGCCGAAATAGAATCTGATACTAGTTTAACCCCGGAAACTTTTGGATCATCTTCAGTTTTAAATAGCGTGGGATATGCCTATGCATTTGTAAGCGGAGCAAATGTGGCCGGTAATGAATCTGGCTATGTAGAAGTCGCTGAGGTTCCAGTTTATAATTTAGCGGAAAGATTTGCTGTATCGGGACCGTATGTATCTAACATTGATATTAACTATGGTATAGATGGAGTGAGAACAACTTATAAATTTAATACTTGGACCCCTCAGTTTGGTAAATTAGCAAAATATAACGCAGATAGAATTTCAAGAATTAATAAATCAACTATCAGATTTTTACAGGAGCAAAGAGAAAGATTTATAAAACCTCCTTTACCTCAAAAAACAGTCATGGATATTATGAAAAGTAAATTTATTCCTAGTTTAGCTGGTGCTCCTAGTAGAATAATGGGAAGAATAGTTCAGGGGCAAAATGGTGCTAAAATGGTTACTGTGGCTCCATCTCATAATCAAACAGCAATGGTAGTAACTGCGGCCCCGGGAAATGATGATTATGGCTGTACGCCTGAACAAATTTTTACTCCAGCCAAAATAGAAAAACCTAATGACAATGATCCAAACACGCTTAATCCTTATTTTGCTTTTGCTAAAACCGATTTTGTTTCTGTGGCTGGAGAAGGGCAAAATACTAATGATAATTTTCAAGAAAATGCCGATAAATTTACTGCTGTTAAAACTATAGCTTTAAGAGGGCCGCTATTAGTATCTGGATGGGGCTATGACACCAGCGGAAATCCTGTTCCTGCTAAAGAAGGTAATGAAACGCAATTTCATGAAAACACTGGAACAGATAGAACTCTATGGAAAACAGGCCCAGTAGACTTACAATGGGATGATAACAGAAAAATGTGGGTCGCCGGTGGATTGGGTTTAATTGAGGGTGTTTTAATAAGCCCTATTACTGCACCGTCTACGCCGTTTGATAATAGCACCCAATTTACAATACAACAAAAAAAGAAAGATGGTGATAATTTTAGTAATGGGGAAGAAATAAATGTAATTAATAGAGATCCATATCTTTCTGTTAGTTTGAATCAGGCTAATGCTGGAAAAATTTTAGTTGTGGCTGCAAAAATAAATCAAGAATGGCGACCTTTATGGGTTAGCTGTCCTGAATAGGGGAAAATATGGGAAGAACTTGTTATTGTTGTGATAAAAAAGATAGCGGACCATGTGATTTATGTCCAGTTTTGCTGGAACCTTCTTCTATAAAAAAGTCTACTATATCAATAAAAGGCTTTCAGGATTATAATTTTGATCAAACTTATTCCGATGATTTTATCAGTACTAGTCGTCTCAGCTATAAAGAGAATATGTTTTTGCTTGGTTCTAGCGATCAATCAACTTATCCCGGTAGTATGTTTAAAGGACAGGCCAGTATAAAATATACAGTAGATATAAAGGGTTTAAATAATTTAAATACTGAAATGCAATTCGATTTAGTTGGTAATAAATTTATACCAAAACAATCTTCTAAATTTTTGGGAGAGGTGACTGTAACTACTATATCAGAACATTCTATTTCTGGTAAAGGTTATGCATTTTTTCCATTAAATTATGGAAGCTACCATTGTAGCGAGCCCTGCACTCCCACAGAACCTTGTAGTTTGGATAACTTGCCTTGGCCTCCAATAGAAAATTGTTTTTGGTATATTAGAAATGAATTTGTTAGTGACATGAGAGAGGCTGATATACCATCTGATTGGAACGGTAAAATAGGCGTTGTATATAAATATGATTTTTATTTAGTTTCAGAAGCATATTCATGCGATTTAGGAAAAAATAAAGATCGAGAACCACCACATTATTTGCCTGAGCGTAATATTTGTGAAACTGACAGTTCGTGTTTTATTAATCATACATGTTCTGTACATCTTGGCCATATGATTTTTCAGAATGGTAATATTGATGCAAGAGTAACCCCCGCTGTGCGATTTGTTGCGGTATTAAAAGAAACAGAAATTATTGAGGATGGAATATATAAACAAATAGGTTATGTGCCTGAAGGACTTCCGCAAAATTTTAATACTTGTTATCAAACAAGGAATGGCAGATATGACCCAGCGGATTGTCCTGTAGTCGGACAATCTCCGTGTAGCGGCTTAATTAGCAAAAGAAGATTAATATCACCATGTAGAAATCCTTTAAATACTATTGGTATTGGTTCTGAAGTACACCAAAGAGCATTTTTTCCGAATAATTGCACGGGAGGAAGATGCTACTATGATATCCTCCAATTCTGCTCATGTGAAGGTCTTGGACCACCATCGCTTAATTGTCCTCCTTCTGGACAAGCCTTTAAAGCTTGGGTTATATGCAACACTTTTCAAAATCATTATAATTTTTTTCCAGTGTATCGTGGCCCGATGCATGAAGAACTTATGCCTGATTTTTCTAGTTTTATTAATTCAAGTTGCGACCTTAGCGTATTGACAAATTTAATAAAAGATTACAGATTTGTGGGCAAAATGGACTTAGTAGATGAATACCTCTATAATCATACTATAGCTAATCCATTATGTTATCCAAATTATGATGATCCGTGTCTATTTTGCAATTCTTATGATGATGCAGAAAAAAAAATAAAACAAAAATATAGAATTGCTATCTCTACAGGAAATTTCGGTTTTAGTCAAAACAACATTATTGAATTTCAAAACAATACAAATTATTCAAAAATTTTTAATCCATGCGACAAAATAGAATTGGGATGTGATCTTAGCAATACTACTGGCGTTGGAATATTTAGACTGCCACGCAGAAATCCATTAGAAGGTATATTTTTCAGAGACATTAATTTTTTAGATTTTATTTTTGATAAATATATGCCATCTGGATCTAATTTGCCTGACGCACTCGGTTTCAAATCAAGAGAACCAGACGCTAATAGTAATTGCTGGAACTATAATCTGTTTTTTCCTGCTCCTTTTGATGGAATGTGGGGAGCCGCCGAGCTAGAATTTACCAAGAAAAAAGATATCCTTGGCACCACTTGGAATCCAAATTTCAAAATTATATATTGGCCAACACCAAGCGATAAATATTGTAATAAAACTTTTTTTAATCATCCTAATTTAAATTGGACAGCAACAGGAAAAAATAATAATAATGAGATTATAGACGCAATAATTTTAAAAAAAGTCGATCCCATAAATCAGTTCGCAGTGTTCACTCTTCCAAGACCACCAGAAACAATTATGGAGGTAGAATATGAATAAAGATTGTCAATATTGTTATTGTTCTTCGTGTGTAAAAGATTGTATTTGTTTAATGTGTGGAACTAGTAATTGCAATAACCATAACAATACGCAGCCGCCATCTTTAATTCAAAAAGCCCAAAACTTTGCCACATCTGTCGTAAACCATATTTCTAATGGCATGGTGAAAGTATCAGACCCAATAAAAAAGGAAAGAATGGAAATATGTCGAGCTTGTCCCTTTTTTAATGCATCGAATACAACATGTAATAAATGCGGCTGTTTTTTAGAAGTTAAAACCGGCTGGGCCAGTGAAAAATGCCCAGAGGGAAAATGGGATGAAGTGAAAACCCAGTCAAGTGGTGGCTGTGGCTGTAACAAGTCTTAATTTTGTGTATATTAATATAGTTTTTCCCCCTATAGGAGATAATAAATGGCAGAAATTACCTTTGGAACATATACAACCGCCAATTTACAAGGATCGGGCTTGGGCTTTTATGGCTCAACTTTTGGATCGTCTGTACAGATTGGCAGCTTTAATCAATCCACCTTTATTACCAATTCAAATGGTACTACTAATGGTGGTAGTACTTTTAACAATAGATATACGGCGGCTGCTTCTGGTGAGCCTCATGGAACCGGCAGTGGCATTCCTTTAATTAGAATTAATGGCTATCATAGAACTTTAGATATTGTTTTTGACCATACTACCCCGGTTAATGTTCAAAACGTACAGCTAAGAATTTATGATAGAGCAAATATTAATCACCCGGCCTCTGGAGTTAATACCAGAATAGCCGAACTTGTTAATTTTAATGGTCAATCGTATAGCTCTTGGCTAGCAACGCCGGGCGATGCTAACACGGCCAACGATGCTATTGGGGGCTCTCCTCGCGGCTCTGGTGACTTAGTGTGGTGGGGCGATCCTTGGCCAACCACTCATGTTTCTCAGGGATATTATGACAATAGTTCAGGTATTCGCTTTTTGAATGGACGAGTGGCGGATTCAGTTACTAATGGAGATTCTAGATTAACGGCGGCGGGGGCTGGCGCTGATGACACCGTAGGCGGAACTGGTATTATTGTACCTTTGTTAAACAGTCCGGGCTCTGGACAAAGATTCTTAGACGGTACTTATGACACTGCCTTTAAACCTAAGTGGTTGCAATATTACAACACATCAAATCCGGATGTTCCTAATATTGGCGCTAATACCACAACTAGAACATTTGGTGGTACGGGTGTAGACACAAGACACACTTGGAGAGTCGCTATGACAGCAACTCCGTTGAGCGTTGGGAGCAAGGAACAATACGCGGCATATGTAAGTTTAGAGTATCTTTAGAATCCTACTGAGTTTATCCATGTATTATAAGGTGTAAGATTTCTTACACCTTATTTTTTTGGATAAGTTTAATAAAAAAGGGAGTTATTTCTAACCCCCTCTTTTTCATCTATTACACTAGCTGCTTTTTATATCTATGCCAGCCATTATATCCGCGATCTACGCTGGTATCTTCTTCAGATGGTCGCTTTGGAAATAGGTTGTCCGTACCATCGTCCAAAACGCCAAAAGCTTTCTTATACCACATTAGTTCGCCAGAGACAACAATCTTTTCAAAGTATTCTGCCTCCTTTTCCTTACCCTTTTCATCGGTATATTTAGCCTTGCGGACACGATAAGATACATCGCCCCCGTTGACCACTCTATCTCCGAGCTTAGCAGCCGGGGTATCTTCAAAAATCTCCTGAAAATGGGAAAGCTTTCGGAAAAGCTCCTTATCAGAATTGCCTTCAAGCTCAACAGTCATTCGGCCATCTTTAGTTGTGTACAACAATTTCATTCTGCATTTCTCCAATTTTTATCATAACCTCTAAAATTATCAGGGCAAACCCTGCTATTATTTTGAATCTCATTAATCATAGTCAAAAAGTTAGAAGCTTCTTTCTTACTAACTTCGTTGATATTTGTATATTTCTTAACGCCACTATTTAACACGGCCCAAACATTTAAATTTAATTCTCGACTCTTATTGTCTAAAAAATTAAGCTGGGCACTACTGATTTTGTCTTTATCGCTAAGCTCCCCTGTAGTAACTGTGTCTACCTTTACAGTAGCCTTTACAACAGCCTCAACGTCCTTCTTGCGAGTTAGTTCTTCAGCCGCTAAACAGCGAATCTTGAGCGCTTTACGAAGGGCTCTACCTTCTGCTCTAGTAGACGCTGTTGCGACAGGGTGGGCACAGAATAGGTCATCCGTATTACCATGCCAAACATCAGCAACCTCTTTAAAGGTTCTACTTTGAGAAGTACCCATCCAGCCTTCGAACATCACTTCAAAGACTACAGTAGCTCGGCCCGGCCCATTGGCATCAGTAGCCGCAAAGACTTGGCAGGGGCCACTGTATACTATATCGCCCAGCACTTCTTCAGCTACTCTTCGGAGCCCGGCGCATGTTGGATTACCTTCTACTAATTCAGATTCATCAAAAAGCTTCATGACATGATCATTCCACTCTTTTGAGCCATATGATACAGAAGGAGTTTCAGACACGACAACATCATTACCAATTTCAAACATTGTTTCTTCCATTTTAAACCTCAATTAAACCAGATAACTTGCCAGTTTCTATATCTTTTAGCACTTTTTCAAGCTTCTTCCAAGTGTCGCGTTTTGACTTGAGAGAGCTTGATTTGCTGCTACACTTTATTCTAACAACATGAAGCCCCTTTGACAAGAGCAATCCATTTTTTATTGTGTCTTGTTTGATTGTTTTTTGAAGCTTTTCTTCACCAAAAATAGGAAGAAAATGCAGAGGCCCATCAATTTCAATGGCGACCTTTTGATCTTTTAAAAACATGTCAACTTTGTATTCGCCGCCGATATTGTCCTTATATATAGTAACGTTGTATCCTTTAGAAAGCAACATCTTGCGAATATATTTTTCAATATCAGATCCTTCTACGGACACTTTGCGTAAAGCTTCAGCCGCTTTTCTCTGGCGTTCATGAACTTCGTTTTCAGACAAAGAATCCCATCTTTCTTTAGCCCCGGCGCGAAATTCCTCCTTTTCTGCTTTAGACATTTTAGCCCAAGCCCTAGAGCGTTTCTCAGAAATATTCTCTTTGGCGGAATCACTCATATGCTTACCCTTGGTGGGGTGTGTGCTTCTACCTTTAGACAATGCTAGAGATTGAGCCTCGCTTTTATTTCTAATATCAACGCCGTGTTTTTTTAAAATTCTATAAATTTTAACAGCATAAGTTGAAAATTCTTCGGCTATTTCCGGAACACTTTTTCCAGATTCATACGCTTTAATTACTTTAAATTCATCCACTGGTAATCTCCTGTATTGTCTTAGAGTCCCAATCTTTTAGAATATGTTTTGGTTTTATATTGCAATAATTTTTAATAGCATCTGAATGATCCAAGCTCCGAGCCACTAATGTAAGATGCGGGTCTCTTAGGATTAGCATATTTTCATCAAAATCAGATTTATATCTTAGCCACTCTAAATCCGATAAGTATAAATATTTTTTAGCAGAACTATTAATTTTTTTTAAGGTATTAGCTGTTTGTAGACTTGTGGCAAAAATATGACCATCCCAGAACGGTAAATAATAGGCGTTTACTATAGCAAAATTCATATTAATAGGGGATGGGGCCATATCGTGATAAAAACAACAGATAGAATTTTCGTTACTACACAATTTATTAAATTCTTTAATCATGCAGTATGAATTTTGAGACATGGAGATGTTGTCAACAAAAGACGCTAATTTCATTTAATTTCCTCTTACTTTATTTATTATAAATTTAGCCGCAGCAGCCGGGCTTAAATTTGTTTCCCAAAATTGTCTAGATCTATTTGATAATTGCTGCAAGGTTGGCGAATTGACTAGTCTCTGAATATATTTTTCTACTGATTGAATATTCCAGCTTGGTATTTGTACATGCGGACTACCTTGCATAAATTCGTAATTATTTTGTCTAATTGATAATACTACGCATCCACAAGACATCGCTTCATAAAATCTAAACGTATCTAAACTGGCAGAACCACATGGAACAAGGGCTATTTTTGTTTCGCTCATTACTTCAGAGTATGCTTCGGGCCCAAGTCCTTTATTCCAGCCCTCGTAAAAATGAATCAGGCCCCCTTTTAATGCGGAGGCACAATGATAGAAATCATACCTAGTATACGGATCGTATTGTCCTATAAATGAAAAATCGTATTTGCGATCATTAATAGGCTTTGCAAATGTTCCAGTGAACCAACTTGTTGTTCCTAGTTGTAACTCAAATAGTCCGGGCGTTTGTACAAAACTATTAGAATCAAAAAAATATGGAAATGTTGGATTCTTTTTTGTTAAATAATTCATGAATACTGTCATATTTTTTAATTCTGGCGGAAAGTAAGAGTGGCCTTCTGCCGATAAAATCAAGCATATGCCATATTCTGTTTCTAAATTAAATACAGGCTGATTATGTCTTCTTATGTATAACCCCCAGTCATCATTAAATTCTTCTTTTAAATAAGAATAAATTTCATATATATGAGCAGATTCGCATATTCCCGATGATTGATTATAAATTTTCATTGAAGTATTCTATTCTCCATCTTCTTCCTCCTGCAAAATGTCTAATTGTAGTATCTTCTAATCTAGTTGGTATCATGTAAAATTTGTCTTCGCCATCTTCTTGTGGTATATGTGTCACATTCCATGTTGTAGGCATTATTTCAACATGTTTATACAACTCTTGTAAGCTATATACTGTGTCTTCATTATATCCTGAATGCCAGCCCCAGTTTTTCATTAATAAAAATGGTATCCAGCTATGTCTTTGAATTCCAGCCAAACTATACCATGAAGCTTGCTCTCTAAAAATTTGCCAAAAAGAACTTTGCTCATTCATTGAGCCTATTGTTATTTTATCTTTTAATTTTTGGTATCTATCTTCTGATAGAATATTTTTTAATAAATTAATAGACCATTCATTTACACGTATTGTATACATACCCATACAATGAGTATTACATGAATCAATGGCATATGCAAAACTTTTAGATGTTTCTAAAGAAACAGAATCATCTTTTATAGCCATATCAGCATCTAGGTGAGTAACTATATCTCCGTCCTTAAAAGAATTTGACATTTGCAAAATATTATAAAATTTATTCCATGTTGGTACGCCTCTAAAACCTTGGCCTATGTCATTATGATTAAGTTCTATATATTCAAAATTATGTTTGAGACAATAATTTTTATTATGCTTTCTTGTATATGTTTCATAAAAATCTTGTCGCCAATCATTGTATGATGCTATAACTACTAAATATTTATTCATTTTTTTTCTTCAATATATTTTTATAAAAATCTATAACTTCTTGAACAACATCATCAACACATTTGGTAGCCTTCCATCCTAACAATATTTCTATTTTATCAGAATTAGGTATTTTTTCCGGGGCTTCAGAAAACAATAGGCCATGTAATTTTATTGGATCGATATGAATAATTTTTGAATTACTTCCAGTTAATTCTTTTACTTTTTTTGCAAGATACAAAATGGTTTGTTCATTAATTTTATTTCCTATATTCCATTCTTGATTCCAATTGTCTGGTGACGCAATAGAAGTTAGATAAATTCCATCAACAATATCTTCAACCCAAGTAAATGCTCTTAATTGCTCCCCAGAATAATAAACTGTTATATCTTTTTCTTCTAAAGCTTGTTCAACAAATCTTGGTAAAACAAAACCACCATTTGGTAATTGATACTTTCCGGTTACATTAAAAGGTCTAACAATCTGATATTTAAAAGTATCGTCTATTTTTGCATGGTTGCTCAATACGATTTCTGCTAATAGCTTAGCCATAGCGTATTCGTTTCTTACCGTAAATTCTCCATGTAAAACCTTGTCATCTGACTCTTTTAAATAACTCTTTTGTTTTCTATATCCATATATTTCTGACGTAGACACAAACACCAAGGGGCATTTATTAAATTTTGCTACATTAATTGCCCAGTAAATATCGTCTAAAATAATTCTCGCCATTTTTCCGCTATGTTTTAAAACACCGACTGGGCCAACCGGTGAAGCCAAATGTAATATTAGATCAAATTCTGGAAGATCATTCCAATTTACATCCAATATATCTTTTAGTATTATATTTGTATCTTTAACTATTTCATGATTTGAATCAACTGCGTTGGATGAAAGATTATCAATAATCCATATGTTATATCCTTGTTTTCTCCATTTTTGTACACAGTGTATTCCTATAAATCCAAGTCCTCCAGTAATTAGTACATTTTTATTCATATTTACTCCTATGATCTATATATTAATAACATATCAGAAGATATAGTTTTTTGATTATGTTCAAAAAATAATTTATATTTTTTAGAGTCCATGTATTGTTTACAATCTAAATGCAGTTCATGAGAATGAGTCAATATAAATACTGTACTTACTTGTTCTGGTCATTTTTAACTCTATTGTAAAACATGGGTATAATCATAAAACAAACGATACTCTGGGCCATTTTTAAATTTAAAATGATGTGTTCTAGATGGTCCTTGATTTGGCCTCGTTTCAAATTCTAAGCCTATTACTGATTTTTTCCACGGCATCCATGAGTTTTGTATATCTAATCTTTCTGCGCCAAGATCATACTTATCATATATTTCATCTGGCAACAATTTAATTATAGCATTGTTATAAGAAAAAGTATTCCATTTTTGTTTAAAAAACAAGCCTGATTTTGAACCATATAGTGCATCCTGTGGTTGTAATTTAGTTTTCCAATGATAATCGTATTGCGCTTCACACGATTCATAATAAGCTAAATCTGCCATTCTTAGACGAAATACAAAATCATCATCTTCCCACCCGCCGCCATAAAATCTTTCGTCCCAAAACCCTATAGTTCTTAATAGTTGTTTAGAAAAACCCATAAATCCAACGCTATATTGTGTCGCTGCGGCAAACCCATTTTCTAGGCACCAAAGAATTTTCTTTACTTCATTTGGTTTTGGATGGGTTCTATCATTAATTAAGATAACAAATTCTGTTTTAGACGAATTAACTGAATCATTAATCAACTCAGAGAATGAATCATACCATTCTCGTCTATCTATTCTATTGTTCCAATAAATATTAAATTCATTTTCTAATGGCTTTAATGCTTCTATTTGAGCATTGACTATGTTTCTATCGCACCCACAGTGTAGACATATTGTAAATTCTTCTATCATATTAATTCCAATCTAATATTTCTAAAATTTTTAAGGCCCTTTGTTTCGTTGTTCCGTGCTGTAATAGCCATTCTCTTTGTTTATATACCATGTCTATATATTCTTGTGTTAGTGTAGTTTTATTATTTGTCAACCTATTGATTATTTTATTTAATTCACCTTCTGAAGAATAACTAAAACATGGCAAATTTTGTGGTGAACACAGGGGCGGTTTATCGTTATAATCTCTAAATAATAAACAAGCGCCACTGGCCAAAATTTCATAATGTCGCAAAGAATCCCACCCGCCCTTTTTGCATGTTAATCCAAAACATGATCTAGACATATCATTATAGTATTCTTGTTCATCAGAAAAGCAATATAGCTGTCTAGCGTCTATTCCCAATATCTGTGGCCCAAATAAAGCATATGGTGGAGCAGTTTTTTGTATTAGTTGTGTTTTATTAAAATTAATATTTATAATTCTATGTTCTGGAATACCAAAGCCGGTTGGATACACATTGGCTTTTGCTTCAAATAATTCCCTTTTAAAACAAGGTTCTTTTAGTATTCTTGAATGATCATGCCCGTCTAACCAAAATGTTTTTTGGGCAAAAGCTTCTAAAGAATCATATCTTGGTACATTATATGCATCAGTAACGCCATATAGCAATACAAAATCATTATCAATTATTCTATTTTCTATCTCTGGTAATGGTTCTGTTAATAGGCTAAATCCCCATCCATGTAATTCATTTTTTGGAGATTCGCTAAAATCACCATACATAATTTTTTTTCTAGGAAAATCTATACATTGATCGCCTAACACTTGTCGCAAACCATGCAACATAGATATTTCTTGATAATCACCTTGCGATTTGGGGTCTGAGGTTGTAATATAAATTATTTTCATATGTATATATTGATTTCCTGTGGTTTTCTTATTTGTATTACAAAACTAGGACAACCATCTTGAGTTATTTTATTTATTTTTAAATTATTTAAAGTACAAAATTCATTAACTGCTGTAAAGACACCCGAAAATAAAACTTCGTGATAATCATGCCCACACATATAACCATTATTTTTAATTTTATTAAAACATAATTCAATATCTTGTTTAATACCCTCGTAAGAATGATCACCATCAATATACATAGCATCAAAATAATTATCTTCAAAATTTTTTAAAACATCTACGCTGCGTCCTTTATGAAGAATAACATTTTTATCAATAGACCATTTTTTTATTTGTTCATATTCATGATCCATATTTGCGTGCTGCATATTATTACCGTCTTTGTCTCCTGAGCAAGTTGGTCCAGAGAAAATATCGATTAAATGCAACTCTTTAGGTTTAATTGTTTCATAAATAATTTTAGAATATTCCCCTTTAAAAACACCTATCTCGGCAAAAATTAAGTTGTGATCAAAAAAATTTAATAAATTATTTCTATTGTCTATTATTTCCATATTGATCATATTCCTTCATTTTATTTATTTTGTCTATATAGTTACCCGGACCACCGGGAAAATGCATTAAAGTTTTTTTAGTTATATGGTCATGTGATATAAGAGCATTAAAACTATTATTTATAACATTATTGCGATATAAAACTACATTTCCATACGGCTGCTCAATACACGCATTCATTTTATCCAAATTATCCATCATAAATTGTTCTATTTGTTTAAATATTAAAACTGATTTACTAAAAAATCCAAATGCTCCAAAATTAATTGCTTTAACATTGTTTTCTTTTATTTTTTTTAATTCTTCATTAGAAAAAAAATCCTTACCGTTATAATAACATCCACCCATAGTACCATCTTCATTAGATACATATATATCGTCATGATTAACCATTGTGTTAAAAATATTTGAAATATTATTTGTCCATATTGTATCTATGTCACAAAAAAATATTTTTTCATAGTTTTTAATTAGTGCCCAATCATATATTTTTAATTTATTGTATGATGATTTTTGTACACTGGACGTATCAGATATAAAAAAATAAAAATTGTCAATATTTAAATTTAGTTTATCTAAAGTGTTTTTTATTTTTTCAATAAAATTATTGTCTGTTATAAAAAGAATATTAATATTTAAATCTATGTATTTAGACAAGGATTTTAAGTGCATATTTAATATTTCTATGTATTGTAAATTTCCTCCAATACTATAATAAATTAAATTTTTCATATTTTCATTCATTGTAGCTCTTTTATTATATTGCCAACAATCGCTTGATATAAATATTTATTTTTAAACGCTATGCGACCATTTTGTATTTTTTCATTTATTTGTTCAAAAGTCATGTTTTTTAATTTTTCTTCAAGCGTGTTGATATTTTTGATATCGCACAATACGCCATAGTTCTCAAAATCTTTGTCAAAATACGGAATCCAAGGATCGTCGTATATGTATATTGGTATCGATCCGCACATTAATGATTCATAAATTCTAAAAGATGTTTTGCCGTATCCTCTAGGACATAAAGAAAAAATACTATCTGTAATTATTTTTAAATATGATTTATAATCATATCTGACATCTGTTATAGCAAATGGAGCCTTTAATACTCTGCTCATTTCTTCTCTAACAAAATGTCTACCCCAAATAGCTCCCACGAAGCTAGCAAAAAAATTGCGTTTTTCTATTGGTATTATTGGAATACTATTATCATAATAATAACTACTAAGAGGTATCGCATAATCACCTATTCCGCCACTAGCAAAAATAAATAAATCTAAATCTTTTATTTTATTTAATATTCCATCGTCCCATTGTATAACTGTAAAATATTTTTTAGATCTATCAAGGGAATCTAAATAGTTTTGAAGCTCGGACATATCTTGCTGCCCGTAATCTTTTGATATATAATAATTGGTCCAATATATTGGTAAATATTCTCTATTTAGTTTTGGTTGAATACTCTCAATATATTTTCCAAAAAATTCTTCAAATATTATAATATTTTGCGGAGGATTTTCGTGATTGGTTGGCACTTTAAACATCGTTCTTGCCTTTAAAAAATTTAGAATTTGGCTGCCAACTAGCGTGCCATAAATGACACGCCATGCTCCAAGGCTTTATAAATTGCTGAATAAACTCTAAAGATTGATTCTCTCTATAAGCAGCCGGAAACGGATGAAAAGTTTGAGATGGAAATATAATAATATCTTGCCTATAAGTATTTTTTAAATAATATAAAATAGCTGCTGTTAAAAGCCAAGGCCCTGTTTGATATAAAACCCTTGTTTGTTCACACTTTATTTCATTAATATACTTAGTATCGTCTGCATTATGAATACACATATCTAATATAAAACTGTTTGGGGCAGAAGCCATGATTCCATTGTTAATTTGAACATTTTTTTCTAAGCATATACCAGCATAAAAAGATACTGCCTCATGCAATTCGCTAAAATTATCCGAGCAGCATAAAAAATCTGTGTCTACATAAAGACCGCCAAGCTCATTTAAAATTTCATACCTTAGAATATCCGATTTAATGCCAAAGCTTTTAGATCTATGAAAAATATTGTTAGATTCTTTATTAGATAAAAATTTTTCTGATTTACTATCGTTCCATATGTCAATATCAAATCCGGTTTTATTTTTCCAATCATCTATTATAGGTAAATAATGATCCGGTACTTTTCCACCAAGCCATATAAAATGTATTGTTTTAGGTATAGGATTATTTGTTTTTTCTTTTATATTATAAAATCTTGTTACTAAATCCCAGTCGGAATCTGATTTTGCAAAATTTATATCAAATAATGATGTTGGTATTATACATTTGTTTAAAAAATCATCTTTATTGTTTAACATATAAGGCATCTCCCCAAGATTTGCTTTGCCAATATGTATAAAAATTTTTGAATCCAAAATGATTTAAAAAATTATCTATATCATTAACCATAGGACACCCTTCGTAAACTTCGTCTCTGTTTACTTCTGCTATGATATATTTAATACTATTTAATGTATTAATAGAACCTTTTAATACTTTTAATTCATACCCCTGAACATCTATTGACAATAAGTTATACTCGTTTATATTTATATTATTTTCTAATACAACATTGTCTAATCTTTTTATTTTGCATTTTTCTATTGTTCCATCAAATATTACATTTGGATGTTCTGTTAAATGAATCTTTGGCTTTAAAAAAGAACTAGATGCCCCAGACCCATTTTGTATCCCCCCGTCAGTTTTAGAAATATAAAGATCTAACTCTCCTTCTTCATCTCCAAGGGCAAAATTATAAGCTTGTTCTGTTGGTAAAAGTTGATACTTGAACATATGATATAAATGTTCTTGTGGTTCAAACAGTATTGTATTTTTTAATCCTATCTCTCTATATTGTTTTATTTCTTCTCCTCGAAATGCTCCTATGTGAATTATTCCGGCTATATTTCCAAAAATATCAATTATATTTTTTAAGTCAAATATCATTTTAAAATATCCAATTCTGTATGAGGGCAGTAAATATTTGAAAAATCTAGATCTTCCAGCTTGATTCTGTGGCCGGATAAATAAAGCTGCATCAGATGATCTTCACAGTATGAATATTGATCGCCAGACCTATTCTTATACTCTTCTTGAACTCTATTATTTGGGCTGTTTACCACGCAACTATCTTTGGGGGCTAGCATAAAAGGCCCAACCTCGAAGAAAAATCGTTGCATTAATGATTCTAATTTATTAGGCGTTTGAGAATATCTGTTGATATTATTCCATAAATATATTTCGTACAATATTTTTTGTAATTTTCTTTTATTAAAAATGTGTCCATCTACCGATAAAACATATCCCCAATAACTATGAGGCAGTACAGATGTTCTATTCCATATGATTTCAGATTCGTTTAAGAAATTGACTTGTGTTGTATCGTTATACCACTTATCTTCCATTTGACGCTTAGTTATATTTAGCCCTAAACGAAGAGAGTAGCATCCAAAAACATCATTATCCAAATGAGACAAAGTGGAGGCCGGTATATTTACCATTTTATATACAATATCATCGTCTGTAAACATAACAACATATTCATTTTTTGAATCTCTGCACGCTTCCCAAGTATCTTGAAAAAAACTATCTTGCTTGATAAAAATAACTTTAGTTTGATATTCTTTCATTAAAATATTGTAAGATTCTAAATGCGAATCGTCGGCTTTCCACACGACTCTAATCTGATTACATTGTATAAAATTTTGCTTAATACTTTTTAGCAAAAGGTCTAATTGAGTGGCCCTGTTTTTACTAAATACTATAGCAGATATCATTCAATATTCCTTTATTTTTATAAAACCAGTCTATAGTTATATCCAACCCTTTGTCCAGATTATAAACTGGGTGATAATCCAAAACGTTTTTAGCCCTATTTATAGAAAGACTTCTACGTGGCTGACCTTCTAATTTATCATGCTGAAATGCAAAATTTCCATAATAATTCATTTTTTTTGCTATCAAATGAACCAATTCTCTAACGGTTGTTTCTTCCCCAGTTCCTATGTTGATTGGCTCTGGCCCGGTATCTTTATTCATTGCCAGTATAATAGCATTTACGCAGTCTTCTACAAATAAGAATTCTCTGCTGGCTTTTCCAGAGCCCCAAACTTCTACAAATGTTTTATTATTTTTTAAAGCTTGGTCAATTTTTAAAATAATCGCGGGAATAACGTGGCTACTAGTTAAATTAAAATGATCATGACTACCATACATATTTGCCGGAACCAATGTAGTAGAATTAAATCCATATTCTTTTTCATAAGCTATTAAAAGCTCATTAATTGTTTTTTTAGCGATTCCATATGGAGCATTAGTTTCTTCCGGATAGCCACTCCACAAGTCCTCTTCATGGAATGGCACTCGCGTATATTTTGGGTAAGAGCACACCGTCCCCAGCATTATAAATTTTTTTAAATTGCCATACTTTCTACAACTTTCGATAAGGTTAGTGCCCATCGCCAGATTTTCATAAATAAATAAGCCGGGATGTTGAGAGTTAGCCAAAATTCCACCAACTCTAGCCGCTGTATGAATAACAATATCGGGCTTGTGCTGATTAATCAAATAGTCTACATATCGTTGATTGGTTAAGTCGCACTCTGTTTTGCCAGAAAGTTTTATAAGATTATCATATCCAAGATATTCTAATTTTTGTATCAGGTTTTTACCTACAAAGCCTTGTGCTCCACTAATTAAAATTTTCTGCATAATATTTATTCCATAAAGAAAGTATAGAACTAGACTCTTTCTCGTAGCCAAACCTATTTAAAAATTGCGCTATTCTGTGATAATTAGTGTGCTCTGATAAAACTATTTTTTGTCCTTGTTTGGCTATTTTTTCAGCTTCGTCATAATTATTTAAATAATAGTTAACATGATCCTGAAAATCTTGTTCATTATCAGCAAACACCATGCCATCTTTAAAGATTCTTTTGTGAGACGCGACATTATCACCAACACAAAATCCACCGGCTGCCAATACTTTAAAACTTCTTTCGTTTACTTCTATCCCGTATTCATGAGCGTGCGGCTCGCTTAAATTAGGACAAATTCTTGCTGATCTAAAAAGATTCTTTACTTTCTCTTCTTTAATATGTCCACAATACTGATTTACCCCAGTCCATCCTTGATTACCAAATATTTTTATTTTGTATTTATTTACAGGATAACATAATGGCAAAAGATATTTATTGATTATTTGTCCTTTATAAGGCCAATAGCCGCCAACAAATCCAATGTCACACTCTAAAGCCGGGTCATATTCTGGATTTAAATAAGAATGAATATCAGCGCACAAAAGAATACCAACCGCTGGAATGTTTAACTTATTAACAAAATGCGAATGCGTTTGATTAACCGATTCCTGTTCGTAATGAATATAAATAAACTCTGGCTGGCCTGTTTCATTTTTTAAATCTTCTAATAGCTTAATTTCTTTTTGAGTGGTTTGCAGGATATTAAATCTTGGATCTGTGTGAAAATCAGACCAATCTCCAGCTCTTAAAGCTACTTTTAAATGCGGTCTATTTTTAATACATTTGATTGTAGCTTTATCTAGGTTGTATAGTTGACCAATAAATATATCGGGTTGAAACTCATCGAATATTCTAAAGGTTGGGGTTTTTGTATCATATATTTGAGCTTCTATAAAATTAATACTATTAAAAGCGTTTAACCAAGACATTCTTTCAAAATAGTGAGCGTGATAACCGTCATTAGCAATCAATATTTTTAATTTCTTCATTTTTTAAATCCTTGATTGAATCTATTTCTACTATACGCATGTTTTCTGGCTCATAACAATGAAAAATGCCGCCCATATTGATAACCTTGTTTATAATTTCAAAAATAAAAAGTTTATCAGTATTATAATGTATTATTTCTTTTAAAAATTGTAATTCTACGCCCGTAAAATACGCTATTTGACACCATTTTTGTTTTAAGCCATAAGATAAATTTGTAGCAATATTATTATCTGAAACTATTCCAACTTCTTTGTCGGCAATTCTCTGCTTATTGTCCACTATTAAAAATGACTTCTTTTTATTGACGTTTAAGGCATCGTAATTAAACAGAAGATCTCCGTGAATAATAAGTAAACCGGCTGATGAAAATTTCAATGCTATTTTTACACCATATGCGGTGCCATTATCTAAAAAGTTTTTATTTTCAATAACGCATATCTTTTCTTTATCAAATTTTTTTTGTATTTTACTAAATTTATAACCGCCGACAATAGTTATGTCTTTTCCAAATAATTTTGAAACTATGCTTACCTGATTGTCTATTATGGTTTTTTCGCCAATTTGAATCAGGCATCTTGGTTCGTAAGATTTCATTCTGGCTGATATGCCAGCGGCAAGTATTATTGTTTGATTCTTCATAATCTTTGTTGTAGTATTTTAGCGTTTTGATTAAAAATTTCAGGAGTCATTTTTAATGATTGGTTTCTTCCCGTTGTTCTGACTAAAGATAAAGATTGGGGCACATGTTTCATGAGGCAAACTTTAGATAATCTCAGCCATAAATCATAATCTTCAGTGCAACCAATAAAACCTTTGCTTAGCGGCCCATGTAATCTTGGATCGTATACGTCTTTATTTTCTAGTAATACCTGTTGTAAAATAGATTTACGAATAAGAGCCCCCGAATGAACAATACATCTTTTTAACAGTGTTGATGAACTATACGGTTCTTTAAATTCTCTTTTTATATACCCATCTTCCAAAATATCGTAGTCGGCATAAGCTACGCCAACATTAGGATCAGACATTTCTTTAAGTAGAAGCTCTACTTTGTTTGGATAATATATATCGTCGGCATCAAGAATAGCAAAAAAATCTGATTGATCCCAAAGATTTTTAATCAATGTATTTCTAGCGGCGGAAGCCCCTTGATTTTCTGTATTAATGTAAGTAAAATTAGTGTTATAAACAATTCCGGGCTTATAGAGCGTGGCCTGTGATAATGATGCGATATATTGCATGATATTATCATGCGAATTATCTGTAGATCCATCATTGATAACACCAACATGACAATGAATAGTTTGACTCATTGCGCTTTTAAAAGCATCTACAACCATATCTCCATAGTTATAATTTGCAATGATAATAGATACTTTATCCACTAAACATATCCTCCCAAGAAACCAAACAATTTGGATCTTCTGATTTTAACTCAGATACTCGTTCTAGAAAATTTTTGCTATCAATGCTTCCATCAGAATTTATTTTTGGAGAATTTCCGCCAAGCAGTTTATACAAAGCCGCCTGAATAATAAAGCTTTTATCGGTTTTCTTTTCGCAATAAACAAATCGTTTTAATTCTATATTTATTCTGTTATGAATTTTTTCTGTAAAATTTTCTGGTATATTACAACCACTATCTAAGAATACAATCCATCCGTTCTTACAAAAAGCAAGAGCATCATCTATAGAATCATATATGTAGTCTAGATTACTGGGTGGCATTAAAATATTGTACTGTATTATTTTTTCGTTTTTATACAAATTTTCTAATATACTGAAAAGCTCCATATTGTATTCTGCTTTGTCATTTATTACAATCAAAAATTTTCTAGAGCTTGTTTGATTATTTATAGAATCGACAAGACTCTTAAAAAAATCCATATCGTAGTTAAATTTTACAATAAAAGAAAGTCTAGGTTTAACTTCCTCCATCACCTCCTCTTTAGCTTTAGTTAAATTGTTGTTACAATATTGATCCATCCAATCTGCCGGGCGACGAGTATTGCAAAACCTATTAAATATAGCGTGTGAGACATTTTCCACTTCTTCAAAATTTTCATCTGGATTTAAAATATGCAGCCTGTTTAAAGAGCATCCATATTGAATATCTTTGCCTTTAAAACTAGTGTATTCTGCAAACACACAATCTTTACAAGAAAATTTAATATCGCTCATTCTAATATTCCTACTACAATTGATGTAAAGTTTTTAATTTGTTTTTGGCTAATTTTAAATCCTGCCAACCTTAATTCGTCTATAATAATGTCTGTACTTACAGCGCATTTTACAGAAGAACCGGCTGGATATATAGCCTCATTAAAATCTGTTAATGTAATTGCTCCAGTTGAAAGCATATGTGATAATAACTCTATATCAGTAAAGTAGAGTATAATTTTACCGCCTTTTTTTATTTTCGAAGCAATCAGCCTAATTACGTCGGGAACTTCCTTAATATTAAAGGAGCACAAAATGTCATCTACGACAATTTCAGAAGCTTCTCCGTTATCTACTATAATATCCAAAGAAGACAGATTATTTATCCATAATCTATCTTGATCTTCTTGGTTATGACTAAAGACTATTCTCATTGATATAAAACTCCTTCAAATACTTGATTCCAGCTATTTGTAAACTGATTTAAGTTGTAGTTGTTTAGTATTGTTTCTCTTGCATTATTCCCTAATTTTCTAGCATAACTAGGGTCTAATAGTAATTGTTTGCAATGATCTTGTAGTTCTTGTGGACTATTTGACAAAAGCCCGTTTTCACCATGTTTAATTATTTCTGGAATCATGCAGGTAGCAGTTGAAACTATAGCACAACCACACGCCATTGCCTCCATTAAAGACATTGGAACTGGGGAATGCAGCGAAGTATTTAAAAATATACTAGATTTTTGATACGCTTTTTTTAACTCTGTAATTGATTCAGCGGCATCAGACAGGCCCGGATTTTTACCTAAAACTTTGACTGGTAGCTGGTTTGGTTCTACAATGCTTCTCCATAAATTCCACCCACAAGCCCAATCTCTACTAGACCAATAGTTGACCACAGATAGTAGTGTATTTTCTCTATCCTGATTATTTTCATCGCACCAAAAATCAGTATCCATTCCATGATTTATAAACTTGGAGTTTGACTCATTATATCCCCAGCTTTTTGAATTAAAGTCTGAAATAAATGTGGTCAGATCAACATCTGCCGATTGAAAAGTCTGAAGCTGTTGCTGTATGTTATAGCGAACATCTGGAAGGACATGGCAGTGTCTAATAATTGGCACTTGACAATATTCTTTGATATCTTGGGCCACTCTAATTCTATCATCAGATGTGTGAACTAAAATAAGATCGAATTCTTCATGATAAGGCAATTGATTTATAATTTTATAATTTTCTGGAATAGCCGCATATGCAGTATCCCATTCTTTACCACTTTTTAAGCAAAAGAAATTATGCCCGGTTTTTGCTAGATTAGATTCGTATCGTTCATGGGTTGATCCGACAACAATAATATTTAAAGTTTTACCCCTTGTTGCGCGTCTAACTATAGATTTAACTAAGTCCATTTAAAACTTCCTTTATTATATTTCCTATAGAGCTATAAGAAAATTTTTGTTTTGTACTATTAGATATTTTTTCTTTATTGTCAATTATATTTTGCCTATTTTCATATGTTGATCTCATGGCAATTCTTAAATACTGGACATTGATATTTTGCCAACAGTCTGCCGAGCTTTGTATTTCTGGTAGTGCTGACTGCATATTAAAACAGTCATCTAGACTCGACAACACCCCAATAGAATAGTCTTGAGCATATGTGGCGGTTCCGGTATCATTGGTATAGATCAAGTTCAATCCTAGTGCCTGAGCCTCTACAGCAGGAATACAGCAAGCTTCTCCGTGGCTAGGGCAAACAAAACTATGGCACTGGTTCAAAATAGAAACATAGTCGTGATGTTTTAGATGTCCGCATACGGTTGATATATTTTGATATTTTTTTCTTATTTTTAGCCCGGCCTTTACAAAATCATTTAATTTATTAAACTCTTCCATGCATTTATCGCTAGACATATTTGAGCTTAATTTGATAAATAGGTTTATTGGTTCGGAAGGATGAAATTCAGTATAAAATGCTCTTAATAAAGATATCAAATCTTTTCTATTATTCCACTCTCCAACAAAGCAAAAATTAAAAGAATGCTCTAATTCTGATATAGATGCGGTTTTTGTTGTTGTTGAATATTTTTTAGGATCAAGGCTGTAAGGAATAACACTGATCGGATTGGATACGCCGCTTCTTATTGAAGCTTCTTTGTTTTGATCCGACATTACCCATGAAGCATCTAGCATGTTAATATATTTATGCCATTTGCTATAATGAAAGTCAAAAGATTCTGTGCAATAAAATCCTATATTTTTAATTTTAGCATTGTAGTAATAATATTTTGGTAGGCAGTGCTGAATACAAAAATCAGATCCTTGGCATGACCCCTCCTCCATTTGCTGAATAGTTTCACTAATTTCTTTTTGTGTTCCAAAACTAATTGGTCTAGCAACTACGTCTATGCCAACCGATTTCATAGCCAGCATATTTGCTTCTGCGGCAGAGCCCCAGCCGCTAGCATCTCGATAATTACCTATATATAAAACTTTCATAAATTTTTTACTCTGTGAGACTCCCAAGTATTATAGTATTCTCTTAAAGTTACTATCTGTTTATATGCATCTTGATAGCTAAAAGCTTTCATTTTTAAAGTATCTTTGTTATGATTTTCATTTATATAAAAAGAATTTAAATTTTCTACGGTTGCTTTATAAGTCAGTTCTTTTACTAAACGTCTCCACAAAAATCCTCCAAGCATCTCTGGCTTATATAAAACTTCGGCAATTAAAAAGTTTGCTTGATCTAGTGGCGATTTTAAGCTTTCATTAATGGGCTTTGGTTTAATAACTTTGCCCGGGGATTTCCAAGACTGTTCCTCTGGAACAATGTCTAAAGATTTGAAAAGCTCTATCCATTTAGATGCGGTACTATCCCAATTATATTTGGAGAGTGTTTTTATATAAATTGCACGACCCATTTTTGTTAATTCTTCTTTACTTTTTGATGTTAGAGTATGAAGAAGTTCGACAAAATATGCATTATCTGGAATAGCTCTTTTGCATCCTGTTTCGGGCTCAATTATAAAGCCTTTGGCGGGAATAGGAAAAGCCTCTATATTTTTTATAACCGAAGACATGGCGGAATAATCAATAGAACAAACAACGTTTCCGCACTGAGCCGCTTCTAACTGCGGCATCCCAAATCCTTCACTATTTGCATATTGTACATAAATATCAAAAACATTATAAACTTTTGCCAATTCTGTTTCTGACAATGGATTATTTATACCGCAAATACCGGAAGTGAAATTATTGCATTTGTTACAAAATTTAACTATATCGCTAAAAAATGAACAATGAATATGTCCGCATTTAGTACATTTGTACGTAAATAAAACTTTATTAGTTAAGTTATGTTCTATCAATAAAGCCGGTATATCCCATCCTACATCAGGAAATGACGTATGGCAATAAAGATAAACGTCTTCCCTCTTTGATTCATCTAGAAACTTTCTAAATGATGCGAATAAATCAGGGTACAATTTACGCCTTTGATTACGCATGACAGTTCCAATAATATAAGGGGCTGCGTCCATTCCAAACGAATTTCTTAGCTGAGCCTTCTCTTTTATTGGATAAAAATTAAAAGAGGCACAAGGAGATGCAACCCCTTTAAAATTATCAAACAACCCCTGCTTCTTTAGTGTATCTATACCAAATTCGGAATAAGTAAAAATAGCATCGGCCCGGCTATATGTGTCAACCCATTCTATATTTTGAGGTTCTGCATCTACCGTTGGCATTAATGCCAATTTATAAAAATTTCTAAATGGTGAATTCTGCTCAAACGACACCATCCAAAAGTCTCGGATATCGAAAACAAAGTCCGGCTTAAATGCTAGTAGCACAGAGTTAAAAGAAAATTCACCAAATTCCGCAGTTGGAGATGATTTATATGCTTCAAATTCTGGTGTTCCTATTTTTGGCTTATTGGGAAATATTCTCCACGGAACATTTTTAATTTTCGGATCTTCTTCTGAGCAATAACAGGCTAGTTCCGCCACTTCAAATTCCGGAATTTTATTTAATCTAGATAAAACTTCCTTTGAGTAAACAGAATATCCCGTAGGCAACTGAGAAAACTCAGTTACCATTAGTATTTTTTTCTTACGCATATATTCTCCAAGAAGATTGGCCGGGGTCTTTATTCTTTACTAGCTGGGAATATTTTAAAATGGTTCACTCGAAAATTAATTTTTTGTTTTCTCTCACCCTCTGGCGTGTCCCATTTTTGCTGTCTTGCAGAGGCATCTATAACTAAATAGTCGCCCTTTTTAGCGTGTTTGTGGATAGTATCGGCTCCCGAATCCCAGATTTCAAAATCTAAATAGTCGTATCTTTTTTTGCTAACACCCTGATTATCTTTCCAATTTTCTTCTACGCTTAAAGTAAAAGTTACTAACTTAGTTCCGTTTAGCTCTCTAGCTTTTGGATCGTCGGACAATCTTCCCAAAAAATTGCAAGTATTCATTTCAAACTCCTAAATTTGACAAACTTTATCAATTATAAAACCTCTATCTTTTTTATCTTCAGAGGGTTTACCTATTAAAATTACAGTATTACCTTCGTATAACAGCCTTTTGAATTGATCATATGTATCTGGAAAAGCTACAACAGAATCTAATGCTGCCGTACTATCAGACACGGACAAGAAAGCCATTTTCTTTCCTTTATTTTTTCCTTCTTTTTTAATAATAAATTCGCGGATAGTATTAATTGTGACCCCTATATTTGTTGGACCTTTTACAATTCCTTGATAAATCTCTTTACAGTCCGCATTGATAATATCAGGATCAGCTATGTCACTAGCAGAACATGTCAAAGAAACACCAAAATAATTTTCTTCCATTCGGGCCATCCAGCTAATTTCATCGTCTAAAGAGTTGGTCGGATGTTCTAATATTTGTTTAGCCGCTATCAATTTATCTATCCGAGGCTTGGATAATTTAAAATTATTAATTAAAACATTGATATGGTGATCCAACCCTTCGGTTGTCTCTATATGATTTTTAATAAATTCAATTTCTCTATCAGTGATATTCTCTTTCCAAACATCGTAATCGTAAAGCATTTTATTTCTAGACGGTCTATTTTTTCCATCGAAGCAACCGCTTGAAATTAATGCTATAAAAGCCTTTTTATTTATTTTATTAGAGTAGAAGGCTAAAATTTCAATCCAGCTTAATTCTTTTGTCTTTTTATTATTTGGAAATGCTTCTATGATTTTATCACATTCTTTTTCTCCAACATCCTTAATCAAAGAAACCCCGAAGTAAATATTTTTACCAACGGTTGTAAAGTTTTTATAAAAGCTCCCAAGTTTTGGCGGGTAGATTTCTATATTGTGTACTCTAGCATCATATACAAGCCCCTTGATTTCTTCTTGGGTATCCTGTTTGCGATTAGCATGATCTAAGTATACTTCATAAAATTTTGTTGGATTTTTTGCCTTACACATAGCGCTAAGGTAAGAATTTAAGCCGTAAGAATATCCGTGACTCGCATTGAACGAATATCTATTGCTAGCTTCAATCCAATCAAATATTTTAATGGCCTGTTCTTCATTTAGAACATCTTTTTTCTTACAGCCTTCTAAAAACATCACTTTGACTTTTGCCATAAGATCGGCTAGTTTTTTACCAATGGCTTTTCTAAGGTTATCCGCCTCTTGTTCTGTAAAACCAGCAATTTCTTTAGCGATTAACATAGCTTGCTCTTGATAGCAAAGTACGCCATAAGTATTTTTTAACAAAGGTTCTAAACTAGGGTGTAAATATTCTACCGACTCAAGCCCATGCTTTCTGTCTACATAATGCTGCGTCATTGATTTACCGTCTAGAAACGCATTTAAAGTGCCCGGTCTAATTAAGCTTACCAGTGCCGCTAATTCTGCTAGGTTTCTAGGTTTGACTCTCTTAGCCCATGTACGACCTAGTTTAGATTCTAGCTGAAATACTCCAACCGTATCTCCGTCTGATAGTAGATTCCATGCTTCTTCGCAGTTCATATCAGATAAGTCGATATTGCCATGTTCGGCAATTTTTTGTATTTTGCTTAAAATGTCTACGCCAAGAATATCAAATTTAACTTGTCCAATAGCTTCCAAATTACCCATTTCAAAACCCACAACAGGGTTTCCATCGCTATCACGAACCATAGGACAGATATCAGATAGCTTGGATGCGGCAATAATAACACCAGCAGCATGTTTGCCTTGAGTTTTGTATGTACCTTCAAGCTTAATAGCCTTATTAAAAGTATCAGCTAGTTCGCCTACGAGTTTACCATGCGCTAACTTGCACCACTTTTCAAACTTTTCTGGTCTATTAATCAAAGCCCATCTAATAATAGACTTGTCATCCATTTCTTCTAGTTCGTCAGAAATATCTGCTTCGTCTGGAATATATTCAGTAATAGCATTCATTTCAGCGAACGATAGAGCGTCTTCTATGCTCATTACTTCTTTCATCGCAGATCGACCTTGCAATCTGCCAAAAGTCACCATTTGAGATACGTTTTCATGGCCGTATTTATCTTTGATGTATTGAATCACCTCGTCTCTATGCTCGGAAGGAACATCGGTATCAATATCTGGTAAGCTGCCCTTGCGAGAAGCGTTATAAAACCTAGAGAACAAAAGATTGTATGGAATAGGATTGATATTTGTAATGCCAACCAAATACGAAATCAAGCTTCCAGCCGCGCTTCCACGGCCCGGTCCCGGAAGCCAGCCTTTACTTCTTATCCAATTAACGATATCTTGCACAATTAAAAAATATCCAGACAAACCGGCCTCTTTGATAATTTCCAGTTCTTCTTTAATTCTAGCCGTATATTTGTCTTTGTCTTCTTGTGTAGATACAACTCCTTTCGCTGCAAGCTTTTCCTTCCATCCAATTCTGCAAAGCTCGGTCAGATGTTCAAACTCCCCCATTCCATTCGGGCAATTAAAATGTGGTAATATTGGAGAGCTTAGAATGTTATATTCTTCACACATATCCACAATTTTACCGGCGTTACTAATTTCTTCCTCTGTGTGCAAAGACAGAATATCTTCGGGCGAAGGGATATGATAGTTATTTGATGTAAAAAAACATCTTAAAGGGACTTTACCCTTTTTCTGCAATGTTTTCTGTACCTGCGGTAATTTTAATCTAAGCGATGAACAAATCAATATTCTTTGATATATCGCATCTTCTCTGTCTACATAATGGCTATCACCAGTAGCCACAGTTGGAATATTTAATTCTGAGCCGATTTCGCGTAGACATTCTCCAATAACCGCTGCGGCAAAAAGATGATCTTTATCAATAAGCTGAATCTCTAAAAAGAAATTGTCTCCAAATATTTCTAGATACTTATCAATAACAAAGCGGCAGTCTTCTTTCCACATGGGTTTTAAGAATGCTTTAGCCTCTTCATAAGACTCGGCATCAAAAACATCATTACAAAAAAATAAAGATTCTGAAATAGCAGTACCCGGATGCCCTGAAATACAAATATGATTCCCGTTGCCCAAGTACTGCTTCATCATATCATAATCTATTCGCGGTTTATGATAAAAATTTTCTTTAAGATTACTTGCCGATACACACTGAATAAGCTCTCTCCATCCTTGCAAGTTTTTAGCTAAAATAACGACATGGTTTAATTTTTTGGTTCTTTCTTTTACATCATCACAAATATAAAATTCGCAACCAAGAATTGGTTTTACGCCCTTCTTCTTACACTCTGTAAAAAAGTCTACACAACCAGCAATAGAGCCGTGATCTGTTAAAGCACAAGCTTTATAGCCATAGTCTTTACAACGAGCAGCAATATCTTCTGGCTTTGAAAATCCGTCCAAAAGAGACCCTACGCATGAATGATTGTGGAGGGGCACCCATTTTGGTTGAATGTTGTTACTTGTTTGCATAATTCTTTGTATCTTTCTATAGTTAAATCTTTTCTTGATAAATTAATGTTTTTGTGAACTATTTGTATGTTGTCTATTGTATAATCTTTAGAATTATCTATTCTATCTACGGAAGCCGTTTGTTTTCTTTGTCTGTATTCTAAGTAATTATTAGCAAATACTATAGGAACACCACTAAGAGCACAAACCCCACCTTGGTTACAATAAATTGTTTGTATTGTTTCAATAGTTATATCTACATATCTACCACGACGTATTGCATTACTAATTATATCTTTAAAATACGAAGTGCATATAATAGGTTTTATTTTGATTTCTTTAAAATTATTATTAAAGCTATGTACTAATTTACACTGATCTATAAAATCTTTCACACTATGGCTCGACTTAATTTTATTAATATCTTTATGTGATATCGCGATATTGTCTTGGGTATAAAATAAGCTACTATCTATTCTGTCTATAGAAGCTGTTTCGTGATACAGTTGAAAATCAATATCTATCCCAGACAAATAACATTTTTTATTTTGTAATATGTATCTATCCCAAATATCTTGAATAGTAATATCAAAAAAAATATTTCTTTTATTCGCACAATACCTAACTGATGAAAAAAAATTACCACTAATTTCTTCGTATCCTGACCATCTTTTACATAAATTTTGTTTAACTTTTTTTAAACATCCACAACTTTTAGTTGAACCATTTTTAAGTCGAGATGTAGGAACTTTAGTAGCGTTTCCGCAATCACAACAACATTCCCAATAAAAAGTCCCGTTTTTACTTTTACCAACTGTTTTTATAAGTGTTAGTTTACCAAACTTATCGCCGGATTGTAGCTGTCCAGTTCTATCTTGTTGTGTAATGTTGTACAACTTTAAATATCTGTATATTGTATGCGGTGTAACCTTAAACTGTTTGGCTAGATCTTGTGGTGACTTTTGATTATCTATATATTCTACTATAAGAATATCTTTTGTCAAGATGGATTCGTACCGATTTTGATATTTCATAATAACACCCTCCTATTTATTTATACACAAATAGAAAGGTGTGTATGATTATGTAACGAGAATTATATTAAATTAAACCCAGTTCATTTAATATATAACTCCTGCCCAGCAAAGGCTTTTTCAAATTTAGTTTTTTCTGCTACGGCCCGATGATATTTTAAAAATTTGATTAGAATATTAGCCGTATTTTTAACATCCTGTAAGGCATCGTGTGCTCCTTCAATATTAGCTGTTGGTAGGCCAAAATATTCACACATAGAAGTTAAACTTCGGCTTTTTATATCTGGATTATTTTCTGTCCATGCAAAAACTAGATCCATTAGGTCGATTTTAAAAATTGGATTAAATAAGTTTTGTCTATTATTTTTATCTACGTTGCCAAATTTATCGCAAAGTCTACTGATAATTGGCATATCAAATCCGTTGATATTATAGCCGCATGGAATAGGTGCCGTGAAGCTACTTTTCTTATAGTTAAACCTATTAACAAACTGGACAAACTTTTGCCACACAATGTCTAAAGAGGGGGCTGTAGATAATCCTTCTCTGGTTTTATGCGTTATTTCCAGAGCTTTATCTTCAAGCGGGTCTAGTCCAGCGGCAATAGCTTTTTCGTCGTCTAATATTGGTAAAATTTCGCTATTGAATATCCCATTGGGCTCTATTGTAAGCTTTTTGCTATGAAGTGCAATAGCCGCTATTTGAGTTGGCTGACATTTGTGAGGATTAGCAGATCCGCACTCGAAATCAAAAATTATATAAGTATTATTGTTCATTTATCACCCGCAATTTTAACTCAATGAATTTATTCACAGCTTCTTCTATGTTATAATATATTTCAGAAAATTTTACCTTAGAATTGTCTGAATGTACTTGATATTTACTTGTTTTGTTTTTAAGATATGGAACATGATCTGTTAAATCGCAAAGTGTAATATTTTTATACGTAACAATACAACCAGCATAAATAACAGACATATAATCTTTTTTAATTCTGTCTTCTTGATTTTTTATCATTTTATTCTCCGAATTTATATAAATCAGAAATTGCTACATTATAGCAATCGCTTTTAACTTTAAACCAATTACTACCATCCCTTTGGCCTTTTGTTAGCTTTTTGGCTTTGTCAAAGTATTCTTCTTTGGGTATATATCCGAGCACCCATGCGCGGCCCCATTTACCATTGATATTTTCTATTCTTATAAAGATGTAACGATCACACTTTTGCTTAGTGTTAAAATTAGCAACAGAACATTCATACTCTGGCTTGGGTGCCGATGTACATCTTTTTGTTTTTACTTCATACGTAATACCAGAATCATCTATAATATCATAGTCGTATGTATTGCTAATAGAGCCTTGTATAACAGTATTAGCAACTTCTTCTCCAAGAAAGGCGGCAATATTTCCGCCTCCTTTAGTAATAGAATTTTTTAACTTACCCATTTCCCGGGCTTTCCTCCAAGCTCGGCGTTTCATCTGCTCTGTAATTTCCACCTCTATCATTCTGATGCTCCCGGTGCTTTATAATGATTAACATTAAATTTAGGATTTTTGCAAGACTCCATAGCGTTTGCAATGCCATAAACCTTGATTTGGTCTTCTACATAATGACACATTGTTTGATCGGAGCCCGGCCATTTAGTTTTATAAAAGTGGCATAATCTCTGGCATCTGAAATCTTTACGGCTTTTATCAAGTGGCTTAGGATTAATATCGTTCAATATTTGTATGTATCTTTTCTTTAGCTTAAATAAAAATCTATCATAATCCGAGGTGTCAAAACACATGCTAAAAGGACCGCCATCACGAATAAAAAAGATAGTCATAATAACATGCTCATATTGTGAAAAGAGTTTAGAGATAGCATAATAATACAATAGTAACTGAGCATCATCTTGAAGTTTTTCATATGTTTTTTCTTCGCCGGTAGCCCAATTTTTTCTTTGCCCAGTTTTCCAATCTACGACTTCTAAAGTATTGTCTCCAATCTGTGTGATTAAATCAATAGTTCCTTTAATAGCTAGTCTACCACCATCTTTCATTATAGCCCAGTCTTCCATAATTGGAATATTGAATTCTTGTTCTGGCGCTACGATTGTTCTATTTCTTGGATCAAATTGGCCACTGTTGTAGTCTAGAGCCATCCATGTCCACTCTTCACAGCTATCATACTCTTTAGATGTGTAATTATTTGTCTTGTCAGATTGTGAGTAATGTTCAAAACTTTTATCTAGTATTGATGTTACAAATTTTTTACTAGCTAAAGTTTTTTTGGTAAATGAAATTTCTCCTATATGTTCATCTACAAAAGAAAAGGGCTCATTATTTTGAATCTTTTGTTTACAACAAGCCAATACTTCCATTACTTTATGAACGATTGTGCCTAAATTCGCTTTTAAATTTGGAGGTTCACTCCATCCTAAATTATAGTTAAAAAAATACTTTAATGCGCAATATTCATACGCTCCATAGCTTGATGATCTAATATATGGGCATAACATTATTTAATCTTTTTAATACCTGTTTCTCTTGGTTTAGGTTGTTCAATCCAGCCCCACGATTCAATACCTGCCAAAAGAGCTTTACATGTTTCTAACAATGTCATTTTAGAATTTTCAATTTTTAAATCAAAGTCGTCAAAATCTCCAAAGCCGTTTTCGCTTGCGTGACTATCGGAGTTGGATATAGAGCGATCCAAATAAACTAGCTTTGCCCCGATTTGCTTGAGTGCAACAGCCTCATTCTTAAATCTACAGTCTGAAATTACGGCAATTTGCGGACCTTCTGTTTCAATATCTTTAATTGTTCTATTGATCCAGATATTATCATACATCTTACGCATAACTTCGGTGCCGAAGAATTGCATAAACTCCCGGGCTGTCATTGGTCCTGTCTTATGAGTAATTAATCCAATATTATTTGGGTCAATATCGCCATGAGTTGCATTTCCGCATTCTACGTAGTTAGGGTAACAAATAACTCCGGGCATATTTTCCCACAACAAATGTTTTTGAGCTTGATTTTTTTGCTCATTAGTTCCGTGTAAGCATTCTCGCGGAATATCAAACAATTTTTCTGCGATTTCTTTTAACGAAGATGCGAAAGCGTAATGCTTAATAAAAGGCCAGACATTGAACGCCGCCCATTCTCCAAACTCAAGATCGGTTCTAGTAATATCAATAAGCATGTCGGCATCTACTTCTTGCATATTTTCGTCTAGTGTTTTTGTATTAATAATAAGATCGCCCTTTTCAGTAAGGCTAAAATTATTAATAATATCTAACGACTTTAATTGATACCCATGTAAAAAGTTGCAAAGAGTATTTTTACCGCTACCCTTCTTTCCACATAGGGCAATTACATTTTGCATATATTTCTCCTAAAAATTTTTGTACTTGTTCAACAGATAATTCGGCAATATCTTTAGATGGTAGTTCAGGTCTAATATAGTTAAATCTTCTGCCGCATTTTTTGATAATTTTTTCAGCAGCTTTATTTCCCGCATTGTCTGAGTCTGTCAATAAAACAAGGGCCATAGCCCCACTTTTTTCTAATAATAATAATTGATCGTCGCTTAAATCTGCTCCGAATTCGCCTACAGAATTTGGGAATCCGGCCTCATGTAGTCTCCATATACAACTTTGCCCCTCAACTATATTAACAACTCTAGTAGCTAAAATTGAGGATTTAGCAAAATTAAGCCCATATAAAAAATGAGACTTTTGAAAATTCTTGCTATTTTTCCACTTGGCATATCCATCGTTTATTGTTCTGCCAATACATCCAACATAAATATCGTTTTCGTCATACACAGGAACTACGGCCCGGTAATACATTTCTTTGTCTTTAGTAAAGCAGTCTCCCACATCAAATTTATTCAAAATTTCTTTGGAAAAATTTCTATCTTGTCTTGTTTTATCTTGATAAAATTTAGATGGTATTTGTAGACTTGTCCTGATTTGCTCTCTTGTTATTGTAGAAGATTGTCGCTCTAACTCTTTATTAAAAACTTCTATAAGTTTTATTTCTTTATATATCTCAAATTTCTTTTTATCGTCTTTAATATCCAAATCTTTAACATTTAAAAAATTTAGACAATATTCAAGACATTCATCCATAGAAATCTTGCGATTTCTTTTTTGAGTTAATGCTCCTCTTACAAAACCGAATATTGTTTTTTTATATTCTTCATGGCATTGATGGGTCCAGCATGACCAATATCCGTTATCTTTTCTTATGCTGCATCCTAAATTGTTATCACCCTCATGCACTGGACAACAAAAAGAATAAGAACTGCCAGATTCCCGGAAATCTATTTCTAAAGATTCTAAAAGCTCTGGAAGTTTGTCTATAAGAAGCTTACAGACTTGATATATCTCCAGTTGATTCATGTTCAAAGCCTTCGTCGTCTTCTATGTTTTTACTATTTAATTCATTTCTCGTTGGGCCCTCAGTTAATCTAGCGTATGCCCCATCCATTCTCACATTGATATAGTCACCATCCTCCAGACCTCCGCCGTGACGAGATACAACAGGTACGAGTTTTCTATTATAAGATTTCTTACAGCCGTTTTCAATGTCTTCTGCTTGTTCTTCTGCTGATTTAGTTTTAAAGATAGTAAAACTGGTACACAGCCACACCAATCTATCCGATCCCGATGCAACATCAGATGATTCTTTAGTTACCCCATCACGATTAAGCTGAACAAAACTTAAACAAGGAACGTCGAATTTGACACAAAAATTATGTAATTGAGTAATAAGGAATCCAAGGGCCTGATATTCTTGCATATCTTCAATACTATTAGAACTCATTAATTTTAAGTAGTCGTATATAATAATACAGTCTTTTGTTTTACCATTTTCATCAAAGCCTACATATTGATAAATCCATTTTCTCATGGATGAAAGAATAGATTCAAAACTTTCCCCGGCGATACTTAGGTAATGATAAGGAATTTCTTTTATTTTATTTCCCGCATCTATCACTTTTTTGGTTTGAATGTGACTTTCGGCAAATTTGCCGGTGGTCAAAATATCTAATGGAACATCTGCTAGATTAGCTAAGATTCGATTGTAATGATCGTTCTTGCCCATTTCGGTATCTAGCATTAGGACTGGTATTCCAAGCTTGCCAGCCGCATGTAAGGCGACAGCATCAGCGAATAAACTTTTTCCTGTCTTTGGTCTAGCTCCAACTAAAGCAACGCCACCCCTTCTACAACCCCCGCCGATACAGCGGTCAAATTCAGCAAAGCCAGTGCTAATACCTAGCATGTCAGTAGGGTTGTCAATTAGGTGTTGAATATACTCTTCAATATCTTCTCCGAGCACCACGGGCTTGTTTTGATCGGTTCTATATGTTTTGAAAATAATATCTAAAATCGGACCTTCGACCTTAGACAGTAAATCATTAATAGATTCTTCGCCGGTAATTTCCGATAAGTCTTTATCGCATAGGCCAATTGTTTTTCTTAAATCTCTAGCCAGTTTTAACTTGGCTAATTTAGCCGCAAATCCGGCTATATTTTCTCTACTAACCGGAAAATTAAATAAAGATCGGATAAAAGAAATTTCTTCAGAGTTAGATAAAAGATGATACAATCCGAGTTCATTAGCCTTGGATAAAATAGAAGATAATTCTATCTTAGACCCAGCCATTGCCACTTCTTTTAAACAAGAAAATAGCCCCTGATTTAATGTGTCTGTAAAATATTCTGATTCTACAAAATCTATTTCTAGTAAACAGTCTAATCCATATTGAGCAATGCCGCATAATACGGCGCGCTCTGCTGCGAAGTCTACAATCTCTTTTTGTTGCGAATTTTTTGGAAATCTTCCCATTTATATGTTAATCCTGTTAACAGTATTCTTACTCTTTTTGGCGGCTGATTTTCGTACAAGGTTTCTCCATCCCAAAACGTCCAAACAGGATGTTTGGGAAGGTCTTGTACAAATGTTACAACCGGATCAGATTCTAGCCACGATGCCATGTATTTAAAATTATTATCCATTTGGTGGTGTCATTTTAAAATCGTTTTGATCTTGAATTAATCGAAAGACACGTACTTGCGAATACGAAATAACAAATGCCTTCACCACTTTAATACCATACGGTCTTAAAAAAGCTCTAACCTTTTTTGTTAATAATTTATCAACTGTGGTTTGTCTTTTTTGTAGATTGTCAAAGGTTTCTCCTATAACAACTCTCTTAACAGCTCCTTGCGCTGTGTCTCTAATAGTATCTTCTAAATTAAAAGTCTCAACTAAAGCTTTTAAAATATCATCAACTTCATAAATAACAGCAACGTCAATAACTACCGATTTGTTATCTTCTGTAGTTAAGACTTGTGCTGGAAGATTGATAGTTTGTCTTTTTACTGGATAAACATCCCAATGGGTTTGAAAAGGCATATAAATATGTAAACCGGGCCCTATTTCTTTCGCTTTAGCTCTAGTAAACATTACGCCGCGATGTGTTGATCTAACGTGTAGTATTCTTGGTATAAAACTTCCTATCCATTCAAATATATGTCCAATCCAATCTAAAGCAGCCATTTTACCATAGTCTCACATTGTACATTCTTAATTTTCTATTATGTTTCAGATCATCCAATTCCACATCATAATCAGTGATCGAGTGTGTCATTGTTTTAGATTCAAGAGAATAGTATCTTCTTCTATTGACAATTATAACTTTATAACCATCTTTAGTTTTGAAAAAATCAACAAAGTCCATTTTTCCAATAATAACATACCCCTGAGAACACGAATCTTTCCAAAATACAAACTGTTTAAATTTTATTTTACCGCTTTTATTCAACACAATATTAAATTCTATGTTATCGTATTGTACCTTTTGCATGTCTAATAGAGAGCTATCGCATACAAAAAACAAAATGTTAAAAATTAGTAATTTAATGAATATCATTTATTTTCCGATTCGTTTTCTATAGTAATTGTAATATCATACATATAATTATCAGAATCTTCGGTTCGCCACTTAGATGCGTGCTCACTGGAGTATAACTTATTCGCTATTTTTCTAGGATACAATTTGTCTTTTGTGACAAAATTTGGATCAAAAAGTTTTACTCTGTTATTAGGCTGAATTGCAAAATTACCATTATCCAGAGCTAAAACGTGGCCACATTTATGTTGACCGGGCATTTCAGAAAAGCCGTTAAAGGCTTTATCTCCAAACCAATCTATTGTAAACAAATATTGGCCATATTCATTTTTTTTATTTCTGTCTACATAAGACATTTTTTTATTTTTTAATAAATCAAAACATAGGATAGATGGATTATAACTAAAGCTGTCCCATAAAACCAAATCTGTTAATTGTTTTTTCGGGGCATCTTTTTTATGACAAAAAGCATGAATTGGCATTCTCCAAAAAATAGCTCCATCGTCGCAAATAAAATGAAACAACGGAGTTTGGCCCGGTATAGATGCCATGCCAAATATTTGACACTCTACAATACCTGCAATATTTTCATCTTCCTGATTCATAAAAGACAAACGAACATAGCACTCTATTATAGGTATATCGATATTCATTCATCCTCCTTTATGAAAGTCCAATCATCTGATAGAGTTACACACCATCTAGAACTTTCTTTAATATTGATTATAGAGCCATCTTTATCTATGCCTACGCTAAAGCATCTATTTCCATCTAAATATTTTTGCAGAATATCAGGATTTTTTTTGAATATTTTTTTTATTCTAGAAACACACTCTTTTGTTTTTATTAAAGATGCTTTTTCTATTTTTTTTAATATAGCGAGACATTGTTTAGAATCTTTTTCGTCGCAAGCTTCCATAAAATCATATCCTAGCTGCTCCAATTCTTTAAAAGAAGGTACTCCAGAATCCGTCCTTGGTATTATAGAAGATTGATGCCCTACGGCACATGTGCAAAAATCTTCAGATTTTTTCAATAGCTTCTCCCAATTCGCTTTTTGTGATTTCAATTCTTCTTTCCAGTTGATTGACTCTGCTTTGTTCACAAATATTGTTGCTAGTTGGCTCAACATTTCTATTTCCTCTTTTTGTAGGTTTAGTGTATGGGCAATTCTTGCATTTTAAGCCACAGCATTCGCCCCTAGATAATAAAAAATCTCTACTAAGAGTCATGCTGATGCAAGCTTTTAATCAGTTTATCTTTTTCTTTATATAATTTACTTTTAGCCTTTTCAATTTTTTTGATTTCGCTAGTTGAAATAACAGAATCCAGCCTGTCGTTTAAATCATAAATTCTAGACTGGATTTCTTTAATTCTTTTTTCTGTTTTATAGGTGTCTTTCATGACAATGGAACAAACCCGACCTCACCTAATTCTGTTAATAGTCCAATACCAATGTTTCCATCCATATATTGCTTGAACAATAAAGATGAAACTTTCATATCTGTAAAATTCTGAAGCACCTTGTGGATTGTTTCTGGGTCAGAGATGCCCGCATTTTCTACACAGTCTAAAATAACTGCATCAATTTCTAAATCTGATAAGGCTACATACTCCTTTTGTATCTCATTCCAATGCAAACTATCGGCTGGGATTAATTTAAAAATATCACTTTTGTTCATTTTCATCTTCTTTTAAAAAAACTTCTTTTCTGCCGCTATATCTGTTCGGATCTGCTAAATTGGAATCTAGTCTTTCTTTTAATGTAAGATAATAACCATCATCATCTTTACATATTACTTGATTATCCTCCAATTTGATATCAAAAAGCTCACTATTCGCAACCATTTTTAAATGCGAGCCATAAAAACTTGGAGTAGTAATGGTTCTGCCAGAATCGTGAGATTTTTTGCTTACAGTTTTTTTGTTCATAATCCAGTGCTCCCAAATCCGTCTTGACCTCTATCCGTATCCTCTAAAGATTCTACCACTTCAAATTCATAAGTAAAGTAATCTTGAAAAAGAATTTGGGCGATTTTTGAGCCGCTTTCAAGATATACATCCTGATCACCAGAATTAAAAAGAATTACTTTAATCTCGCCTCTGTACGACTCGTCGATCACCCCAGCCAATACGTCTAAGCCGAAATCATTGGCATAGCCCGATCTTGGCCAAATCAAACCAACCATGCCAGAAGGTATTTCTAAAGCAATACCAGTGTTTACTACAGCACGATCAAATGCTGGAATCATCGCGCCTTCACATGCAAAAAGATCATGACCAGCATCGCCATTTTTTGGTGTTCGTGGCGGTTTAGCATTCTCACATAATAATTTTACTTTCATAATTATCCCCTTCTTTTTCTTCCTAAAATACAATTATCACAAATATACGAAGCTACAGCACTATCTCCAGCTATAACTTTCATTTTTTGATTACAATTTTCACAGTTTTTATATACCGGGGTATATTTTGGTCTATTTCTAGGAGTTAATTTAACCTTTGGTGTTTTTTCTTGCTTGCTTTTAGCTTCAGTTCTATTGTCAGTAAATTTATTAACTCTATTTTTTACTTTGTTAACTGGTGTTTTTTTAGTTGCGGACTCTTCTTTTTTCATTACAAAATCAGAATTATTTTTTGGCTCTGTTTTTTTAACAGTTTTTTTTGTGGCTTTTTTACTAGATTTTTTTTGCTGTTCGTCTATCAGGCTATTAGCCATAGCAATTAATTCCTGATCGTTTAAAGCCATTCCCTTTTTTAATAATTCTTTTGCTATTTCTAAACTCATTGCTTCCTCTTTGATAATTCTAACATTATATCTGACATTCTTTTCATGTTCAATGCTTTATTCTCTAAAGATTGAAATCTTAGCGCCGATTCGTTTTTTAAGTCGTTTAATTTTGCTGCTAGTGGATTTTCTCTAATAGCAAGATTATATTTTTTTTCATATTTTACAAAGTTATCGCCATAGTTGTCTATTACTGGAGCAACCATATAATTAATACTATTGGCGGCATATTCAATAATAGCTTTTAATTTATTGCTGGACTGATTTATATAGTCAGAATATCCAGATAAAATAAATGAATTCGCTATTAAATCCTGCCCGGTCATTTCTTTTAATTCGTCATAGCTTAGATTTAATATTTCTTCGCATTTATCATGGTTGAATCTTGTTATATCTAGTTTGTTACTAGATATCCATTCTTCAATTTGCTTCATGAATTTTAACACATCATCTTGATTCAATTTGCTGTCTCCAAAATTCTTCTTTGTCGCCATGTTTAAAAATTAAGATACTGATATTATTTTGTTCGCACCATCTAATCTTATCATTGTCTCTTTTTTTAGACTTTAAAAAATCTAACTTTTTTTTGTGGAAAAAAGTAGAGTGAGTATAGTGCTGTTCTCCGTGAGCCTCTACTATTAAATTTCTGTTAGGTATATAAAAGTCCGCAGTTAGTTCTTTTTTCTTTTTCCAGTCTCGACTACCAACCAACTCTACTTCTTCCATAATAACATCATAAGGGAAAACATCTCTTAGAAACTGTCGGACTTTATTGTGAAGTCCCGACTTATTCTCAAGAGCATTAGACCCTCTGGGCTTCCAATCGTATTCTTGATCGTCTAAACCTATTATTTTCATAGCATTAATTTAATTTCTTCAACCAAGGCGCTGTATACAGAGGGATGTTCCTTTAAAAAGAAATAGGCAGCAGGGCCACCGTTTACTCTACACTTCTTTAAAGCGTCTTCTGGTTCTTTATATGTATTATCTAAATTAAGCTCTATGTCATCTGGAAAAATAGAATTTAGAAGTTGTGGCTTGTTATATAAGAATGATATTGTCATCCACGCACCGGATTGAGTAATTAACCCACCCTCAAGGCCCATAATTAAAGCCTCCTGTACTTTGTCTACGCCTTGACCATATCGTATCCATGACTGACATTCTGCGCCCGGCGGACCCATAGAGGAGCATAAAACTTTCCAGTTGATAGCTTGTCCAATCTGTTCTTTATCTTGCTCCCAAGGCTGAACAGATTTTACTTCCATTCTGGTGTCTGCCTGATATTGTATTTTTACGCCACCATCGGCCATTTTAGAAGCTCCATAGCCACTAGTGTTTGTGATCATATGTGTGATCAAAATCATCAGAGCTTTTTGATTGGGAACGATTTGCCCCATTTTTTTAGTAAAGTCTGAAAGAATCTTTGGTAGGCCCGGTCTTGTCATACCATTAATTTCTTGCTCTAAATCTCTTTGTGGAATTAAAGAAGAAATTGAATCTATAATACAGACACATCCTTCATTTTCTTTGGCGGATACTAATTTTGCCGCAATGTCTAAAAATTCTTCAGCGCTTAATGGCTTTTCAAAGGCCCGGATTACTGTTACTTTTTCAGGATTTAATTCAGAAACCTCAAAATTCATTTCTTTTAATCGGCCTTCAACATCTAGATATATTATATGCCTATTTTCTTTTTGACAATTAGCCGCAATTTGCATTGCCACTGTGGTTTTTCCAGATTTAGCAGCGCCAGAAAGCATCACCCAACTCCCCTCTTTAATGCCGCCGCTTAACGCAACGTCAACAATAGGGCTGACAGAAATAACTTTATAATCTTTTCTATTGTATAAAAGTTCTGTACCTGTTTTAATAACATCTCCATATTTTTTTGCAATTTCTGTTAATGTGTTTGTTGATTCTGTCTTAGCTATTTTTGTCTTCGCCATGTTTATTCTCCAGTTCTTTCAATTTTGAAAATATACTTTTCTTTTTTTCTACAAATACTTTTCTTGGTTTTTGTTCAACATCTATTTTTTCTTTTGCTTCTTCTACAATTATTTTAGGAGGAACATACGTTTCAGCAAATTCTTTCACCATATCTTTTACAAATGGAGTTGGATTAAAATATCCCAAGGAATAAAGTCTTTGCCCATTTTTAGAGTTGATAAATGCTAAAACCACATCATCCCCGAATTCTGATACCAATTTTTGGACAGCCACTATTTGCGACTGATAAGCTTTTTTTTGAGATTTGTTCCAAAATTTAAAAGCTAGACTACCCTTGTTATCCCTCTCTGCTTTTCTTAAACACATTACCTCCGCTATGTATTGAGGCGCACTACACATCACTCCGCTGGAGGGCGATTTGAATACTTTCTCTTGTTTTTTTGGTTGATCCATTTTTAAATATCATCAATTTAGCGTTTTCTGGTGTTATCAATCTGGTTTGATTAAAAGGCTCAATAGAATTTTCTGGCCAACAAAATTTTCTTACTTCTATAATATCCTCATCGTCTCTTAAAAGTCCAACAATCAACTGTTTATACGAAGGACTTGTTTCTCCTGTTTCTATTTTTATATCCCTAGACGAGCCTCTTAAAATAAATAACCCGTCCAAACCATTTTTACCCTCAAACATTACAGTATGAGGAGCGCCGAACATTAACGCTTCAACTTTTATAATACATTTATTATTGTCTTCGCAGTATTTTTTAAGTCTATGAAACGGGGAATCAGTAGTTGTAGGTCTTTCATAATCAGAATAAGCTTTTGTGCCATCATCTAAAGTTGCCACCCATAACATTTCTAAGTTTCTGATTAAAGTCTTTATATAGCTGTCTATTTGTGTGCATATCATTGTTGTTCTGGATTTATGATAAAAATATAATTCGAGCTTCTTTTACTGCCTGTTGGTTTTTTTCTTTTTTCGTCGGAAATCATAGATGCTGTAGGAGTCATAATGACAGCACCATATTTCTTGTTTCTTGCTAGAGAGGCAGAAATGGGAGTTTCTGGTTTTGGTTCCTTAATCACCTCTTCAATTTTAGGATTAATAGATTCTAAAAAAACTTGTATAGATTCTTCTGTTCTATTTAATTTCTTTGATAAAAATTTAAGTGTCCTGTTTTTGTTTTTAATTAAAAAATCTTTGTCTGAATTAGACATTGGCCCGCGTTTCATGATCTTTGTTCCTTTATTGCTGATCTTTGCGCTTGAATAAAATAAAGTTTGTTTTTGCTTTTCAGGTATTTAAAAAATAAATTAAAAGTATTTTCATCAACCAGTCTCAATTTACACAAATCTTTATCCCCCCTTTTTAAGATATAGGGCCCATAAGGATCGTGTATCCCACCTTTCCAAAATATAACAAAATAATGGGTTTTTTGCTCATGTATTATTTTTTTGGCTAAAGCACTAGTTTCCTCTACTTCTTGTCCTCCTAAACCATAAAAAACTTCATTCTTCATACTTTAAATTCTCCAGTGTCTCTTTAATTTTTTTGACACAATTTTCTAAATTATATCCAGAAATATTGAAAACAGCTTTATCTTTAATTCCAAATTTTTCTAGTTCATTATTTGCTACTGGTTCTGGAACAATGCTTCCATCTTGAGACATTGGAAAAATCTGTATTTGGAAACGTATTTGAGCATGATGCGGCTTATCCATTGATTATCCATTTTTCTTTTTGTTCAGGAGTCATCTTATTTATTTTACGAAACAAATCTTGTTTTTCTTTTTTTTGCTTATCAACAACCGTGTTGTCTTGCTTCATTTTTTCTTCTAAGCCATATTTGCCAAGTTTTTTTGTATTGGACTCAGCCAATTGCCCTATTGTTTTTATTTCTTTAACTGCTGTATGTATATTGTCTACATCGTAAGCTCTGTGAACTTTTTTACTTCCGCATTGATGGCATTTGCTTTTTTTTATTTTGTCATCGTATTCTGATATATACCAATATTCTACAGAATACGTTTCGCATTTTTCGCAAATAAAATGATATTCTGGCATTAGTCTTTTAACCTATCTAAAATTTTGTGAATAATGCTATTACGCACTATATCCGATCCATCCAAATAACAAATTGCAACACCTTTTAAATTAGTTAATTTGTTTACAAATTTGTCTAATCCACCTTTTGTATATTCTGGTAGATCGCTTTGGTCAGTATCTCCATTGATAATAACTTTTGAATTCATACCAATACGAGTAATAAACATTTTTATTTGTTCAAAAGTGCAATTTTGAGCTTCGTCTAATATCATAAAAGCGTTGTGAAAATTTCGACCTCTCATATATTCTAATGGACAAATCTCGATAATATTCGAAGCTTTCAGATGCATTAAAGCATCTCCTAGATATTGTTTCATTTCTTCTAATATTGGAATCATATATGGATTAATTTTCTCTAACATAGTACCGGGCAAAAATCCCAAACCTTTTCCCGATTCAATCACTGGTCTGGTAATAATAATTTTGGACACATCATTTCTAATTAAGGCTTCACACGCTAATCCGGTTGCTATACAACTTTTTCCACTGCCAGCCGGGCCTATACATAGAGTAATATCATTTTCAATAACATTTCGTATATATTCGGCCTGATTTTTAGTTTTAGGGATTAAAGTTTTTTTATCTTGTCGCATAAACTCTTTTTTAGGAGCGGCTTCAGATCTTTTTTTTCTCATGTTGGAAAACCTCTAATATTTTTCGCTAGCTTGTTCAAATAATGATGGATTTAGCGAAGAATCACTAGCCTGTATTTGTGTATATGTCAAAAAATCATTATTAGCGTTTGAATAGCTTACTTCGTATTCTACTATGCTGCCATCGGCATTTCCTCCTGTTTGGTTAAATGATGTTAGTTTATTTTTATTTCCAAGATTCCATATAAAAAATTTAATATTACCATCTCCCGTTGGTATTCCCGCTACAATACAAATTCTTTGATTATTATTAGAGTTTAAAAACGCGCTATTTACAGGATCAATATTAACTTGCGGTAATCGCCGCGCGGTAATGGTAAATGAGCATGTTACTTGTATTGGCAAAGCCACGCTTTTATGCCAATTAACCTTTTCTCCCTGTTGTATATCTCCAATAATAGAAGACTCTAAATACTCTAGAGATAATTCTATTTGTATATTTCTAATACCAAATATTTCTTGCCCATTATAAAAATTATTAAAATCAGTTAAGGCTGTAATAGAGCTTGGAAAAACAGATAGATTATTATATACTTGCCCCCTTTTTAATAATTTAGGAGTTGTAATCGGATTATCGAGCCCAGTAATAGTATCTAATTGAAAATTATTAGAAGCTATTTTTTGTCTGGTCTTGTTAGACAAAGATATTGTTTCTGAAAATATGCCCTCTGTTGATAACTCGTATGATAAGGATGTTAATAAACAGTTGGGCAAACTTATCACATCTTGCGCAGTCCCAGAATTGCCAACTAGCCCATTTAACAAGTCTGTTTCATCCGTTGCCAGTAAAGTAAAATTATATTCTGGAATATTTTTAGCTTTGACAGTGTTAGCATCGGCAAGTTCCCAACCGCTTAATTTTAAACCAAAGATTTCTGGTTTAAGAAAAAATGTATTTCCGTAGTTTAAAATGTTTCTGTCTGTGGAATATAAATAATTAGAACTTAATTCCGACCAAAATATATCTTTATTTGACAAATATCTCTCGATATTAATCTCATTAGATGGCGGAATTCTTAACATATCATAATTCTGAGTTTTACCAATATTTTGGATATTGATAGTTTCTATGGAAGAATTTATCCCGACAGACTGAACGCCTGATAAAAAATAATTGGTTATCGCACTATTTTTAGTAATGCTGTTTAATATTAAAGCCAATGAGCCAAAAAAAATTCTATTCGCCATTATGTTTCACAGGCTCCGCCAGCACAGCTTAATTCTTCTTGTAGCTTTGTATTATCTTCGTTTTCTATGAGCAATGTATAATCCACATCTTTATACTCCCTCTGAAGCTCTGTCCATAACTTATAGTTATACACATCTTTCATTGCGTATGTCAATTTCTTAATATCTCCATCGAAATAATTGACTGCATACTTAGAGCATCTTTTTACCCAGTCTATTTTTGAACTTCCTTTAATTTTATTCCCTGTTCCTAGTAAATCTGAGCACGCCCCCCATAAATTATCCTCCCATAAAACTAAGGCTGTTTCAATTAATCCACTTACAAACATTACGCCTTCACCGTAATACGAAAGCATTTCACTCGGTAAATATACTGTAGTAAACGGAGCTTGTGGATAATCTTTATCTCCAGTAGCCGAAAGAAGGCTCACCCCACAGAAAAATTCCCTATTAGAATAAATAAAATCCGCAACCTGTTCCCATTCATCATTTTGAATATTTATTGTATTGCTTACATTATGCGTTAGCCAAGGCTGTGTACAAAGATCGGGATTTTTTCCCCTCATTACCCAATTTTGTTGAGTAGATTTGACAATTTCTAATAAACTAATTGCCGTAGTTTGATTTTTAGTCTTAGAACCGTCTGGAACTTCGACACAAAAACTAATCACATCATCTGTATCATTAGCTGACCATACAGAGGATTCACATGCTCTTGTATTAATCTTTTTAAATAATCTATATACATTTTCCATCTTATTAGCTTGAACTCGTCTAATATAACGTTTTGCGTGATGTGGATGGATGCCACTGGCAGTCCCTAAAACACATGAAGACGAACCTTCCGGCTTCACGCATGTTGTTCTAGCGGCAGGATTAATACCTATCAATGTGGCAATTTTTTTATTAGCCGATTTTACAATTTCTGCTCCATTACGCTGAACTTTTGGATTTAAACAAATTTCAGGTTTTTCTAACCAGCCTGTGCCACTAACACCCAATAAAGCTTCTCTCTTAAAAATACGTTCGGATACTTCTCCTAAATATGGAAAACTAGTAAAACCCGCTTGTAGCGTTCCAATAATAGCCGCCGCCTTACAAGCTTCATAAAAATCTTCTTCCGTTTTAACCTTAGAGCAATTGATAGTAGAAAGGTTGCACGCTTGCCAGCCTGAAAGTCCAGTTTCAATATCTATAGCATAAAACCCTATTTCCACACATGGATTAACTAATAATTCAAGAGAATCTGACCATATAAAGCCGGGCTCTCCGAATTCTTTAACAGACTCTATCAGCTTATCAAATTGCTCTTTGGTTGTTTTATCTCTCAATAATAAGGCTGAATTGTTTGAGCGACCCCTTTGCGGATTTTCAACAAACCAGTTGCCAGTTTTTGCAGTAACCATCTCATTATCGTCTGCTGAAAATATGCAAATAGTTGCCGATCTTCTTACTCCTCCGGAAATAACAGCATCGCTAGCGTGCATGATAATATCATATGCCTCAACAGGCTTTAATCGTCTTAAACTTTCAGACGAAAACTCATTTCTTGCAATAGCAGCGTCTAAGATTTTTTTGATATTTTTAAGAGCTTTTTTTAAAGGCTCCGGACCCGGTGCTTTTCCTACCCCTCCTGCTACCGGCGATCCAGCCGCTCTAATATTGGTATAATCAAAGACTACATTATACCCAGTATATTCTGGAAATAAATCTTGTTGATCAAAATAAGATGATATTAAAACACCAACAGCATCAGACCACCCTTCTATACTGTCTTCAATAATAAATTTTTTGTTTTGTTCTGGAGCTACCGACGACAGAGGAGGAAGTTTTGCTATGTGGTGCTTCTGGACAGAAAACCCTGTTCCGCATCCGCACAGAAGCAGATACATACATTCTTGAAAAAATCTTAGACGGTCTACATACGAAGAAGTACAATTGAACATTCTGGAATTATGAGAAAATATTGGATCTCCACCAAACTGTAATGCTCTTTGAGACCCTAGCACTTTTTTCTTGTGCATCATGTCATACGCCCAGTCGATCTCTTCGTGTAATTCTTCTGGGGCGTTTTGATATTGTCGATGCATCATATTTCTAACTCTATCATTTGCCTCTTTCCAAGTTTCTCTACGCTTTTCATTTGGTAGATACCGGGCGTATTTAGAAGTAAATGTATAGTCCATTAGAGATTTTAGGCTCATAGTTGCTCCTGTAGGGGTAAAGAAAAAGCGCCCACGAATGAGCGCTTTTATTAAGATAATTATATTATAATTATTTCTTGATAATAACTTTTACGCGATCATTAATGCTAACAGTGACTTCTTCATCTGTCACTTCTATAGTATCAAGTATATACTTGATTTTATCAACATGTTCTCTGGAAAAACCTAACATTGATAATAATTTATCCATCATGGTGTCCATCATGCCGCCATAGTTTTCTTCTTTTTTATTCATGTTCTTTATCTATCTTTTGAATTAAGTAAGTTACGTTTTGATTCACATGATCTAAAATAGCATTGTTTTTTGCTATGTTTAAATGAACTGTTTCTAATTTATTTTCAAAGGTAATAATTTTACTTTCTAACGATTGCAATCTGGTTGAAACTGAATCATTTACTTTTTGTTCTAATAAAGACAACTTATTTGCATGATTCATAACTGTTTTTAAAAGCCAAATTGTAAATGGAATTAGAACAACAGCAGCTATTTTCAGTATAAAGTTTATTAACTCCCAATCCCAAGTCATGGCTTATACCTCCATAAAAAGGGGGCAATTTCTTGCCCCCAAGAGTAAATATTGACTCAGATTACATACCAGTAATTGGTTTATAATCAAAGAAGTCGCCGCCGCTTAGACTTGGCTTCAAAGTCACGAAGTCAACCTTCATAACAAATTCGCCCGGAACTGCTCTGGTCGGAGTCGCTGCACTATCAACTGCTTTATCGGTTGTATTTTGGTCCGTTAAGTCAAACATATTGACATTTGAAAGTGTGGATGGTGCCGATCCACCAATTGTATTTCGGCTACCGCTGGTAAGCCACAATCTGCGAGATTTGATCTTGTTGCCATTGTCTAGATTGCCAGTCCATGTAAATAGATTAGCTCTCCAAGCTGTTAACAATCTTGCTCCAAAATCATGCACAAAATCCAAAATAGGCTTGCGTTTTGCTCCTTGGCCCATAAATAGTAGGTTTGTCTTAGATACACCAGCCAAGGTTGTTGCAATTCTGGAAATAACCCAAGTTCTATTTTTAGCCGCATTATAAGCAAATGCGCCGCCAGAAAGAATTTTTTTGGTGTTATAAATATGTGTTCCAGAGCTAAATTCTTTAGGCTCTGCATTATAACCAAAAAGATTATTATCTTCTAGCGCATCTACAAGACTAAAGGATTTGGTAATAACAGCGTTTGTGGTAGAATTACCTAAAATAACGCCGCCAAAAGTCTGCTTAATAAAAGTTCCATTTGCTGTGGTCCTTAGATGACCTTTTTTGCCCGGTACTGCCATTTGAATATCTCCAATTAGATATTGTCTATCCTGTAGCGTCCTAAAAATTTATATCCTGATTATCCCTAATTAAATACACAATACTTAGATCGAAACTTTATATTGTTCTGCTAATTTATTTTTAATTTTGTCTAATCTGTTTTTTATAGACTGTCTAGACACACCCTGTTTATCGGCCAACTCTTGTGTTGAATAATTTTCTATGTATTTTAAAATAAATATATTTTTTTCTTCTGCGTCTAAGCAGTCAATCATGTCAGTAAAAAACGTGTAATCTTTAGAATCTTCTTTATCTTGCATTGGCCAATTTTTTTTAATTTTTTTACCTCTTAAATATAACAGAATTTTAAACTTTAAACAATTAGCTAGATAGGTTGTAAATTTCATCTGGCCGGGGTGATTTGGATCATATTTTTCAGAAGCTTCCCAAGCCGATTCTAATTTAAATGATTTAATTTCATCTCTGGAAACAAGCCCCTTGTATCGTTTTGCTATAGAATTCATAATACTAATACAATCTTCGTTGTTTAACACTTCTTCAAAAGTCATATCAATCCTCGTTTTTTAATAAGTATCCGCCAAAATTCTTTTTAATTCCCTCTAAAGAATATACAATAGATTTAAAATCTTCAATAGAGTCTGTGCTGTGATGATGTATATTATTGTCTAAGTCAACAAAAATACACCAATATTTATTAGAGCTTATTTCCCTTTTTAATTGTTCTATTTCTTTTTTAATCCCGGTCGGAAAATCTTCCATACTGTCTTTTTCTTGTGTAAAGCATAGAATTCTGTTAATTTCCGCTGCAACATTTTTAAATTTGAACATTTTGCCTACACCAATACAAAAAGAATATCGGTCTAGTATTTTTAAAGCGGCTATCCCATCTATGTTTGTTAATATAGAAACTATACCTTTTGTTATTCTAAAATTAGTATGGCCGATCCAGCATTCCCACCTTTGGGCTGGTCTAAACGGAGATTCAGGATCATATGTTCCAAAAGGCGTAATAATATATGGCTGATTAATAGGAGGAAATGTTATAATATCCTTTTTATCCAAAATATCGTCTTCTTCACTATCTATAATAGTTGTATTATTTTTTTGTTTATGACATAGTTCTTCTTCTACAATATTCCAGTTTTGCCATTCAATTTTATTCACCTGAACCCTCCTTGCTGTCTATAAAGAGGGGAGAAACGTAATCAGCGTTTTCCGAGTTGATTTCCGTGTTGGATTCAATGAATTCAATCATCTCTGCTATTTTTACCGCTTCTTCTGGATTATTGTCAATATAATCTAAATATGCAATTTGTAGACTTTGCATTATTATTTGAGTATGCTTAATTCCTACTAGTAATTGAGCTAGCGTAATAGAGTCGCTGTCTTCTTTCCACGCAAAATCGTGCATGATATTGTCATTTTCATCAATGTAAAACAAAGACCAGCACCGGGCTTTATCTAATTGAGGGTTGTCCGAATCTGAAAAAGAGTTCTCCATAATATTCCTCCAATAGAATGTTTTTTTCTTGAATTTGCTCTAAGGTGTATAAATATCCATTTTGCACAGCGTCAGACATATACTTTATTGTAGTAAGATAGCATATCTCGCAGATATCCTCATTTAATATTCTGAATCCGCATAGCATAGCTGGATAAAAATCAAAACTGTATTTGATATATTCGCAATGAATATCTCTTAATACATCGTATTCTTCTTTTTGGAATTTGTCAAGAATTATATTTGGAATTTCATGATTTTTTGTAAAAAATATTCTTAAATAATCATGATCTATTGCTTTTTTATTCTTGTCTACTGCGGCAACAAGATACGAAATTTTTATTTGCATTATTTTCTCTATAATATGAAAAGCTAAAATCAGCTATTCGATAAATTCCAAGCTAGCCCAACAAGATCATTTTTCAGAGATTCTATTTCTGGTTTAGATAGAATGTGGTCTAGGGGGCCAATAGATGATTCAAACAGTTTTTGAATTTCCTCAGATAATCCTGTATATTTGCCGCTTAAAGAATCTTTAAAATTGTTTTTAAGCGACTCTGTGTATAAATCTATTAACTGTTGACTTGTAATATTTTTTTCAAAATATGATTGTAGCCTTTTTGAAAACTCAAGATTAAACAGGGCTAAGTTTAACCGGTCTTCCTTGTCGGTAACTAATTCTGCTAATTTTTTACTTTTTTCTATTGTTGTATCTGCCGGTTTTTCATCTACCACCTGAATACTGTCTTTAAAAATAGCAGATTTAAACTTTTGTAGATATTCTGGAGCCCTATGTCCCAATAAGCCTATTAGTATTAAAATCGCGCCTAAAATAAATCTATAGTCTTTCATTATTATCCTTTTTTAACGAATAGAGGAAATACTTCTTCTAATTTTGCATTAGCCTCATTCAAATTTAAAGACTGGCACATTGATTTAAGAACTTCCCATTGCTGTACAATGCTAGACAATGTAGGCTCTTTAGATAAATCTATTATGCCTGTCTCTCCTTTAACACCTGTTTCTTGCTTTTTATTAGCATCCGAATTCGACATTTTACTAAAAACCTTTTTAAAATCGATGAAATAGCTTAAAATAATGAACCCGCCAACTATCAATGATCCTATTTGAATAATATTCATATATATTTTACTCTGTTTTACGCAAAGAGTCGCCAACAATCCATGCTGACAAAACCGTGACAGCTAAATCTACTTGGTCTTGTGATAGTTTAAATCCTAATCCATCGTTTCCAACGGCTACAACAAGAGCAGCAAGAGCGGCCCAAAATCTACGAGACTGTAACAAGTTTTGTGTTTTAATCATTTTTTTCTACCTCTTTAAAAAGACGCTCTATTTCTGTTGAAGACAAATTCCAACTAATTAATTCTCGATATAAATCTGATGGCTTAATATCCGTGCCAAAACACTCCTTTGATATATGCCTACGCAATATAATTTTTTGTATTAAATTTGGCTTACGAAGCATATTTGCTCTTTCTTCTTTAGAGTTTCTGCACTCATATACCATTCTTATTATATTAATAATCAATCCGGCTATCATTATAACTGTTAATGGATCAAAAGCGTATCCATAATTTCTTGTTAATTTTTGAGTTATTTTATTTGCTATTGACTCGCTTTTATTTAGCATTTTTTACAATCTCTTTGAATGACTCTTTTGACATAAATCCATCGAATTTATATAATTTGTTTTTAATCCAAATTTCGAATCTAGGAGCAAAAGTGTTGGATTCTAATTCTACCACTTTCCACCCAGAAGCTTCAACCCACGGCTTTATTTCTTTCTTCCATTTAGCACATGGACCACATCCGGGTAAAGTGTAAAAATCAATCGTTCCATTTTTTATTTCTTCTATGGCTTGTAAATTTGATGTGGTTTTTTTTCTAGCTTTGCAATCTTCTCCTGCTGGGCATGGTGTTTTATGGCCATCTCCATGTATAATATAACCTGTGCCACCGCATTCGCAGGTAATTTTCTCATCTTCGTCTAGTTTTTCATCTAAAATTTTTTTCTCAGCTTCGGAAATAGAGGAATTAATGGTTGTTTTTGTTTTTTCAATAGTTTCTAATGTTGGCCCACTATTTACTTTTTTGAATAAACCAATTGCTACAGATATTGCAATAATAATAAAAATAATTTTATCTTCGTTTTTCATTTAAAGCACCTCGTTTAAAGCCCATTTAATTTTTTGCGCGGGAAAACCATCTACATTGCTTAAAGCCCAAGTGTTACCCTGAGAGATTATAGTTTGTGCTACAGATTCACGAACCCAAAATGACCCATCTGGCTGGCCTAATCTTTTAGGGCCATTGTTCCAAACGCCCCAACTATTTTGTATTAAAAATAAGGTCTCGTTAAACAACTGTCTTGTGTCATCCATTGCTACCCAAGCCATTGCATGAGCCCATGAGCCTGATCTAGCGGCTATTCCATTTTTATCTCTTGTAGAAGAAAAACCTAAATTACTACAGGCAAAAATACCATATCCATTAAACAAAGCATCTCTAGCTTCATCTATAGATCTAATATTAGACGCTGTTTTTACCTGATTATTTTTAGCTTCGATAGTTATTTCAGAAGGAGTTCCTGATCTACCCCAAGAAGCAGCCATCCTTCCATTGTATACGCTAAGGTCGTGCCTTCCGTACTTTTTGCGAAGAACTATGCCGCCTTGCTTTGTTAAATATCTTACAGCGTTTTCGCAGGTCATACCTTGTCCAGAATGACCCCTGTTTCCATAAATGCCCTCCGTGGCTGATCTTACAATAAATGATTCAGAGTCGCCATTGATAATCTCGGTTGATCTGGTGATATCTACGGCATTTCTGGCGGCATGAGAAACACAATTTTTTAAAACCATTCCACAGCCGTCTATAAATGTATGGTTGTGGTTTTCTACACCTATATCAAAAACTTCTTCATGTGGTCCTTCTTGAAATTCTATTTTTGTTATAGGCATTGCTAAATACTTATCATCTCTCCAGAGATTTCTAGAGGTTCTGTCCTTTTCCCAAGAAATTGAATAAATAATTTTATTAGTTTTATTAGTTCTTTTATCTGTTCTTTGTCTTTGGTTTAAGCTTGGAGTATAACCATTATTTAAAGCCCATATTCTAACGCCAAATACTAAAGATGGGCTAGTATTTTCCAAACATTGTCGAGATCCTTTTGTATAACCATCAGAATCTAAAATTCCTTGAATAACATCTTCGTTTATAGCCCAGCTTGGAAGAACTTTATAACCAGAGCTATCGTAAAAATAATGTCTAAATAGATTAAACAATTTTTCTTGCTTATGAGTATAAACCTTTCTAGCTTTTCTGCTTATTTTTGGGCAATGGAAATAAGAATTCCAAGTAATATTTAATAGGTTTAACGCATTACAAAGCCTTTTTTCTATTTCTGGTTCGTCGGTAGTACACCCCCATTCGAGCGTTTTAGATGATACTTTTGCATGACCATCGCCTAAAAATAAACCTATCAACCATCTAGTTTCTTTATCCCCCATACACATTAGCATATCTTCTGGTATTTTAGAATCTATTTTAAAATTAATTGGACAAAGCAAATAGTCTGCTTCTGTTAATTCTTTAGCCGAAATTAGCTCAGCTTTTCTAGAAGCGAAAACTGCGTGTCTTTTATTATTTTCACTTTCTAAAACAGATCGTGAAGAGCCCGGACTATATCTTCTACGACATTTTGTATTATTATCAACAAACTCTCCAAAACGATAAGCTAATAATTTATGATCAGAAGTAACTTCTAATGGCAACCCCCCTTTTGTGTAAATCTTTAGAATTGGATTATTAGATTTTTTTACCATTGTAGATATAACTGTAGTTATACTACCATCACCAGCATAAACTCTGTCTCCAATTTTAATATCCTGAATCTTTTTTACAAAATCTGGCCCAAGGATAAGACCATCTTTTTTCCGACAATCCCCGGTGACTTGCCTCTCGTTAAAAGCTTTTGGATCAAATCTTAAAAGATTTTTAAAAAGAAGGGCCATTTGGCCTTTTCCAGAACCAGCGATTGGTCCTGCCGCTGCCCCAAAAAAAGGATGCTTTGATTCAGATAAAAGTTTTTCGCGCCCCTTTTCGTCACAAACAGAACCAATAAAACCATTTTTATAGGCGTTTAACAGTTGTAAAGGGGTGTTGAAAATCATTTTAGTCTCCTGTAATTTTTATAATTTCTTTAGCAGAATTTTCCCATGTAAAACGTCTTGCTGTTTCTACACCTGCGTCATTCTTTGAAAATCCTGCTGACTGTTTTAATTTATGAACATCTTTCATGTATTCAATAAGCTGTTCTTTTTGGGTTTCTTTGATTTGAGCCCATAACCCTTGTCCGCGAAACCAGATACCATCTTGTGCAAGCTCTAAGGAGTCTATATTTATTAATTTGGCATTTTTTTGATTGCAAAATTCGGTATGAGCAGAATAATTAGTGGCAATTACTTGTTTTCCACAGGCCATCAGTTCTAATAATTCCAAATTCCACCCTTCTGCTCTAGCTGGAAATACGCCGCAATCAACTTGTCTCATTATATTATACACATTTTTTTGAGTGGGTTGTCTGGGTATTAGTTTTATTTTATGGGCAAGTTTACTATTTTTTACCAAATTATCCCAATAAGAATTATCAATAAATGGATTGTGACACATTAGCCAAAGCTCTACGTCATCCTGCGGAGAAAACGCTCTGTTAAAACATTCGATTAAAACATCATGACCTTTTCTAATTTCCCACTTTCCACAATTAAAAAAAATAGTTTCTTTTCTTGTTGAGTTATTTAAATCATTAAATATAAGGTTGTCTACGCCCAAAGGAACGACAGAGTTAGGAGTTTCAATATGGTCTCTTATCACGCGCTGCGCCCATTTGCTTGGGACAAACAGGTGGTCGCAATGCTTTAAACTTTCTACTTCCTGTTTAGTGAAATGAGTTAATTCGAAAATAGGAAAACCTATTCGTCTTCCCTTAGTTATCCAAGTGGTTAATTCATGCTGGTGCCAAATTTTTATTTCTACATCGTCTGACTTATATTTTTTATTAAGCCAAAGATTACTTTCTATGTCGGATAAAGAAGGGTCTATTTGTCCGATTGGATATAGAGAGACATTAGTTAATTTAGCTAACTGTTTAGTAATATGATATCCGGTGTATCCGTAACCAAGTGTATTAATTGGAGATTGTACGATCATTTATATTTCCTCTTGCGCGTTTAAAAATACCGGAATATATTTTTTATCTTCGCCAGCAAAATGTATAAATCTATTTGTTTTTTGCTGCAATATTTTTTCATCAGACTGTTGAACTAAATGGTGGCTTAAATCAACTTCCATAGGATGAAATATTTCTATTTTGGTTATATTGCAAAATGCGTCATATATACATTCATCGCATATAAATTCGTATTTTTTTTTACCATGCATGTCTTCATATTTAGCTAATAAATTTTTTATATGCTGATCGTTTCTTATATCTAAAAAATAATCCCTGCAAAAATTATCAAATTTGTCTACAGTTTCTAAGTTCATCTTTATTAGTCCGGCATTAGTATCATATAATGATGCATCGTTTAAATTCATAACCTGTTTTAAAAATTCTGTTTTTCTTTTTATGTGAAAAAACGATATCTCGTTTTCTCTAGAAAGCATGTTATGCATAAGATGAAAACTGCTTGGCATTTCTTCAAAAACATTTTTTGATTTATTTGGTATTAAATCTAAATCCATCCAAATTATTTCATCATAATTTTTTGTTGTTAAAAATCCATATACACTACATAGGGTTGCTGGAGCCCAAACACACGGATGATAGTTACCGTATCTTCTTATTTTATTATAAATATCATTGAACGGAGTTGAGTTATCGATAACCGAAAAGTCACAATTAATATACTCACAATATTTATCTAAATTGCACAGGGCTCTAATTTGCCAACGGCACAATCCCTTGTATAATAAAGAGTGCCCATTTGAAAAAGCTCCTGTAATTATAATTCTTTTTGTCATATGCTTTTTTCTAGCTTGGTAATAAAGTCATTAGCAAAATAATCTCCGTGCAAAAAATCTTTATTCATATTTTTTAGATATTCATGACACTGTAATATCTTTTCTATGTTAACTATATCTTCTGGACCTTCATAATATAAGGGATAGTCTTCTCCTAAATATTCTGTAGTTGCTGGTAATTTATTAGTTATGATGGGGGTGTTTCTTATCATAGGTTCGATAATTCCATTATTAGCAGAGGTAGCCCACATGCACACATATACTAATGTTTTACTTAAATGTTCGTCATATTCTAAATTATCTAATCTTGTTGGTTCATGAATCATATAATCTTTACCCGCAAAGCAGCTAATTCTTTGCCATATTTTTAAATACTCTTCGACAAATCCCGGCATACAATATGTTTTATATTTTATATGGTTTATTTTTAAAAAATTACATATATTAGAAAATTCTTCAAGGTTTCTTAGCCAATACCCAAGTTGAGTTATTGATTTATTTTTTAAAAATTCATCAGGACTCCAGCATATTTGAGTTTTTTCCGTGGGGTGTTTTACTGAAAATGTCGGTATATTTACTTTCAATTTATTTAAAAGTTCTTTAATATCTAATAATAAACTTTCTGATAAAGCGATCAAACACATGCATTTTTTTAAAGATTTTTGAAAATTTGATTGTTCGAATAAAAAATCTAATGAGTTTTTTTTATCAAATTCTGGCTTATTGTGTCTTGGTATATGCAAAATTCCTATCCAAGGAAAATCATAGTACGAGCTGTCTTTATTTCTATTCCATATAAATTTTCTTTCTACAAAATCGTCCAAAAAAATTCCATTATTCGAATGAAATGGTTTTAAACACCTAATTGCATAAGACCATCCAGACCTATGCATTGAAAATCCTTCGCATTTTGATAAATTTAATTTCATCCAAGCTTATATCCCAAAAAGGATTCATAGCAACCTGTGTCACACATCCAGCAAAGAAAATCTACTCTTTTTCTTTCTTTTGTTTCTCTAAGAAACTTCGATTTTAGTAAAAGTAAATCAGCGTTGTTGTCATGCTTTTCCTTAGAAAAGAAGCCCATTTCATAAAACCAGTTGCCAAATGTCGTATCATTAATTTCTGGAATTGGAATAAATTCAAAAACATTTAGCCTCTTTGCCCATACTAATTGATTTTCTTTATTAATTAGACCCGGGCATATTGGTGATAGTGTTCTAGGCGTTAATGTTGCTGTGAAGCCCCCATTAGAATTATAGTAATATCCATTAAAAATGGACCCGTATATCAGTGGCACTGTGACTTCATCTGTATACTCCATCAAACTATTTTTATTCCAATCAGAACCTATCAATCTCCTATGGTATGTTTGTATTAGCTCTGCATCAATTTGATTATCATGATTACAGTTATAGATCGCGGTATGATCTCCTATGAAACCATTGGCCGATCTATATAGGTTATTTAAAGACAATACCCGGGCCAAATAATCGTCTGGTATTAAATTGTTCTCACATAAAAACCCAACCAGCAGCGACTTAGTAGATGTTGGCACTTCGTTAAGCTCTACGGGTTTAATATTTACTACAACTCCGAGTTCTTTAGCCTGTTTTTCCAAGGATTCTAAGCATGGCCTGTAGCCTATTCCCCTGTCATCTTTGTTTGATGTTGAATAAATCGGCGGAACTTTTGTTTTATTTTGAATAATAAAAAAATCTATCATATTAATTTCCAATTTGTGTATCCGTGTGCTATTGCTTGTAAATTATTTTTATTTGCAAATTCGTCTACGGCTTGTTTCACACTCTCCCACCCATAATCATGTCCACCCATGACTCCATCATATTTTAATTTAGGAAACCAAACATTCAAATCTTTTTTAACAGATTCGTAGTCGTGAGATGCATCTATATAAACAAAATCTATGCTTCCATCTTTAAAGTTTTCTGCCGCCATTTCAGATGGTTGTGGTATTATATTTAGTGATTTGTTATAGTCTATAGTGTTTTGTAAGAAAATTTTAAAAAGATCTTTAAGAGTTGGATCGTCTTGATGCTCCCAAGATCCTTTAAAATGATCAACGGCAAAAAAGTTTATTTGCTTATTATATTTCTGTATTAGCTCACACATAGCAACTGTGCTGCGTCCCTTAAAACATCCTATCTCTACAAAAACAGCCCCGTCTTTTGCGGAAGAAACCATTTCCTCGTACAGCTTAACATCATTACTATCAAACCAGCCTTCTATATTTTCATATTGCATAAAAAATCCTCCCTTGGCATATAATAACACATGGGAGGAATTAAATATGGATTTATTTTACCATTACCAACTCTTGCACGCCCAGTACCGAGCTTTCCACTTAGGCCCCGGACTGTCACAATTATGTCGAGCCCTAAAGGACTTTCTGCGTTCTGGAACGTTCTTTTTGATTTTCATGTTCGGATCGCCAAAACGCACGATAACTACATTTCCGCTCTCGTTGTTAGTGTAAACAGCAAATTTCTTGGGGCCGCTGGGAGTTCTAAAGGGCTTGTTTAAGGTGACTTTACGACCCTGATATTCAGCAGCCATAGATTCTAGAAGTTCTTCACTGGCTTCTTCTATAGACGCTTCTCCAAGATAGAATAGTTTTTGCCCATCTTTCGTATAATCTCCTCTTCGATCATACATATGGACTTCTCCAGTCTTCATATTTTTATATTTAAATTTAGACTGAGCTTTTTTCCAAGCCTCTGGGTCTGGCCTATCTTTATCGCCCGGCTTTGCTGGCTTATATTTCTTTCCCATCCTTTCTTTCTTCTTACGAATATTTTCCCAAAGACTAGCTGCCGATACTTCTTCAGTGGTCTCGCCAAAATCTTCGTATTCGTCATCGGCTGGAATATAAAAATTTGCAACTGTTAATTCTTCTTCAGATCCGAGTTCAATTTCTTCTAAATATTTAATGCTACAGTAAGCGATATCCATTTTATTGATAAGCTCGGCCTGTGCCTCGTCGCCATTAGAGCGGAACGTTGTTATACACATGGCTACTTTTTGTTCATTGGGCTTATCTTCATCGGCCAAAAAGGCCATGCAACGAGCCATGTATTGGTTTTCCTGCTCGTCTTTTTTAGGTTTGGGTAACGGCATCTGAATACTCCTCTAAATTTAATTCTAAAAAACTTGTTTGAGTTAAATCACAATCAGGGCACTTAAATAGAAAAACACGGCCATTAATAGTATCAATAATATCCAGAGTTTCGCATTTAAATTCCTCTTTATATTCTTTACACAGTTCACAGTAAAAGCAATACATATCAGATCTCCTTTAGACAATCAACAAGCATTACCCCAGCATCTTTATATTCTTTACGCTTAGCAACCTTTATTACGACTTTTTTAGCGTCTTCTTTCTTGTATTTTAGCTTTACTAACCCATCTAAACAATCTTGCATAACAGTTTTATTTGTCAAAAATTGCGCTGACTGTTTCTTTTTCTTGGCTTTTTTGCGTTTTGGTTCGAAAATGTGCTTAGTCACCCAAGTTCTAGCGGAACTATTCTTGTACGGCTTGCTTCATTGCTGTCTGTGCAATTGAGTCAAAGTCGTTTTCTGTTATATTGTTCTCTGCGATACCTGTGTTACAGCATGATCTAACAATTTCAGCAAAAAAATGTATAAAAAGTGGAAGTAGCATTAATAAAACTAATATTACACAAAAATCGCTATTCCAAGTGCCCGTATTAACCATGATTACTCCAATAAAAAAGGGGATGAATTTCTCCACCCCCTAATTGTATCCCGCGATCCTAAAAAATCAAGCCCTATACAGTCGATTTTCCTTAACTTTAAAAAGATCTACATTTTCATACGGAATTTTAGAAACTCCTAGAATTTGTAGATTTGGCCGACTTTCCTTGCTAATCACTTTGGCTAATCGTGTCCAGTCTTTATATTTGTATTGAATATCCTGATCTATTTCTACAGAATCAATAATTTCAATACTAATAAGAGCCCCGGGCGAATGAGAGGGATTTCTAATCGGCTTCATTTTCTCAACCATTTTTAAAGCTTCTTCCTTCAGCTTTCTAGTTTCATTTTCGATAGCTCTATTTTTAATATTGCTGGCTCGAATTTTTTTCATTTGTTTTTCTATTCGTTTTTTTCTTTCCATAATTATCCAATCTTGACTGATCGACGATTTAGCGCTCTGCGTGCAAGCCTACGAGCTTCCAAAACGCCCTTATCTCTCAATAGATTACGCACAACGCCACCGGCTTCAGTATACTTGTATACCTCGTACAGTTGACGACCGCTTACCCGTCCTTCTGCAAACATTCGCAAAAGATCAATTTGAGAAGAATTAGTTGTAAGTACACTCCAGTTCATTTAAGAACCCCTTTCAAAAAAAATAATAAATAGCCTTATGGCTAAACAAACAGTAGGGCGTGTTGGAATCGAACCAACCTATGAGCACCTTATCTTACCACCACGATTTTCATCGCCAGATTAACTCTGTTTGTAGTCTGGACTTTATCTTCACCATAGATTTCTCTTTAGGTGCTGCCTGTCAAGTCTCTACACCTTCATCTTGCGATGCTTGGCTCGGTATTAGTATTTTACAACCTTCACCGAATTTAAGCAGTTCTACTTTAGAAATTTCTTTCTAAGCACTCATAATGATTTAAGAGTGCCGGATGCAACCAGCTTACCTTACGCCCCATCTACACTTATATTAGCGTCCAGTGCCGCTTCTTGTAATATATTTTACATAACTTTTTAGCGCTGTCAAGAGCCTTTCAAAAAATCCGGGCGAATTTTTTTCTGGCTTGATTGAATTTACCAGCCGAGTATATTCTGGGTGCTGATCTTGAAAAGCCTTTTGAGCCTTCATAAATTGACTATTTGACATTCCTGAATCTTTCATGTTTTATCCCACGATATTAAAAAAATGTAGCATAACTCTATCTTTATATTCTGGAAAAGCTTTTTTTATTTTATTAGACATTTTTATTAATTCATCGAGACTAGTAGACCCTTCTAGCAAATCCACTCTTCCGTAGTCATGAAAATTTCCAATGCTATATCCGATATAAATGCGGTCATTATAACTATCAAATCTAGTGTCAAAACCTCTATCTCTATAATCATCTGGATGTTCAAACTTAACATCATTTATTTTATAATAAGACACTTCTTCTTTTACTAAAATCTCTTCTTGATGTGTCACCTTTCCTGTTTTTACATCATACCTATCTTCCAATTTGTATTCTGCTGGGCTTTCAAGAACCTCAATTTCGTCCAAGTCAAAAGCTAGTCCCAAATAACAATACTGACTATAATTAACTCCCATTTTAGTATCCCCATGCCTCTAAAGTGTGTTTAAAAGGTTGTCCCTCGATATTCTTAACCAACTCTAAATCACCGCCATACCACCCAATTAATTCAACTGTGTTTTCCACTTAATTTATATCCTTCTAAAACAGAATGTTTTCTAAGATATTCTTCTGTTGTTTGTGTATCAATAGGCATTAATTTTGCGGCTGGAATAGCTTTATAATAAGCATCTTGCTCAGCCTCGGTCATATCTTCCCATTTTTTATCCCAAATATACTTATATTCAGATGGGATATTTTCAAAATGCTCGATTTTATTTTCTAAGCATCGTATCTTATGCCTAAGTCTTTCGTTAGCTTCCGATAATATACTCATTGTATTCCATGCGGGCTTGCTACGCCCCCTTTTCTCGATACGAAAACCAGTTGTGCCGTAGATATCTTGGCTTCGCCACTCTTTCTAATGGCGTAGGTCTCTACCTCAAAAGTTAACGACTTGATCCCAGCTTTAATTAGCGTGCTCTCATGCCTCAACACATCACCCAAAACAGCCCCGGCGTGATAGTTAATATTAGCGTTAACGGTAACAGCATCCTCACACTCGGATTGTAGTAGTAGTTTAGTACAATGCTGGGCTACTGTCAAGTCGATTTCAGAAAAAAGTTTGCCCCCAAAAATAGTGCCCCTATCATTGGTGTCTTGAGGAAATACATTGCTGTAATTAACGTGCTTCTCGTTTTGTGGGTGCATTAAGACAACGCTCATTTATAACGACTCCGATAACCAATACAATCAGAATCTTCATATAAAATCATTTTAATGCCAGCCTCTTCAAACATTTTACTAGATAACCTGAAAGAGTCAAGCCATTTTGTGTCTTCAACGTAAAAAGACACAATATTTTTTATACCAGACTGAATAATCATTCCGGCGCATACTGAGCAGGGAGCAAAGGGCGTAGTGAAAATAGTGCATCCATCAAGCGGTTCGCGGGCAAATAATAGTGCGTTACGCTCTGCGTGAACAATAAGCTGATATTTTAGCTCTCTGTTATTAAGTCTTTCCTCTGTGTCTTCTACGCCTCTAGGAAGCCCATTATAGCCGGTAGAAACAACTCTGCGATCAGGAGCTACGATCACGGCTCCTACTTTAGTAGATGGATCTTTAGAAGCTGTAGAAACATATTGAGCTAGCCCTAAGAACCACTTATCCCATTTTTTGTTAAACATACAAAATATTTCCGTTGTTTACTATATTCATTGTTCTATCTTCTACGCAAGAACCATTGCTAAAAACAGTTCTTAGCCCGGCCTGTTGAAGCAAGCCAGAATTTTTTACATACTCCGAATTATGGATGTGTCCAAACAAATGAGCCCGGGGATTAATCTGGCTTATTCTTTTATATAAATTTTTGCATCCGGCTTGTTCTAATTCTAAATGCTTAGTTAAGTCTAAAACTCCCGCAGGAGGCCCGTGTGTAATTATAACATCGGTATCGTCAGGAATCAAGTCCCAATATTTGTGAATTTTTGCTCTGTCTAGG